TCTCGCAGTATATTTTTACCTTCCGCAAAAGAAATATACTACGGATTTCCCGATAACAGTAGTGGTATTAACGAAATTTGGGGTTATGGATGCAACGCAGAAGGAAGCCCGCTCCCTACAGCAAAAGAACTTCTGAGAAATCCTTTTTTTATGGTCGGAGACGTTTACAGCCCGTATCAGCAGTGGACGAGAACTCCCGTTACCCATCTTGAATATTTTGGCATGGGCCCTTCTGTTGGAAGTATCTATTATCGTTCTATTGTTGTTTCAGGATATTGGGACAAAGCACATCTTGGTAATTCTAATGACGAAGAATTATTTTTTTATGATTGTATCGGTTCTGGGGACGCAAACTATAAGTGCTATCATTACATGTTTACCGTTCCGAGTAATTTGCCTATTGGGTATCAAAACAGAGTTGAGGAAGAATAATTTATGGCTCGTTGGATTACAGACCGCACGCAATCAGATGTTGACCGTGTGAAAGAAATTACCGCAAAGGCGAGAACAGGCACGTGGACAAAAGCCGAACAATCGGAATGGCTTGCCGGAATGAAGGGCGCTTTAAGTTATACGGATTTCAACCGCATTGAATCCGGCATTCAAGAACTTGGCTCCATTGTTGGCGCATCTGTTTCTGTTCGGACTGATTGGACAGTCGATGGATATATGAAAGTCTCCGATGCAACACGCTGGCTTTCTAACATCAACTCCATTCGCGCTAAATGCTCTGGCCCATCTGCTATTGCAGATACGCCAGAAAGCATGAATAAACTCGATTTTTCAAGGATGAATCAAATTGAGCAAATTTTGTTCGACATTGAAACGCTTGCTAAAACATACGTTACGTTTTCCGGTGAATACATGACAGGAGATGGACAATATGGTTTTTGAAGACCGTGTGGCGAAATATCCGGGTCGGTGGACAATGGTAAAGTCGGATGGAACATCCGAAATTGTCACTCTTATCCGAAATGACGAGCCAACAAAAGAAGGAACGCCAATCAATGCGGCCACCTTAAACGAACTGAGTACTGTTGCGGGAGCGATTAACGCAAAAGAAGAAGCCGTTTCGGCTGCATCTATCGCAAATTCTGCTGCCACCAGCGCGGCCCAAAGTGCACAGTCAGCATCCGCAGACGCAAAGAGTGCGGGAAGCTCTGCCGCTTCTGCCAAAGCTGAAGCGGACAGGGCTGCGGCCATCGTGAGCACCGATAAGACGCTGAGCGTCGAGGGCGCTCCGGCTGACGCAAAGGCTGTTGGCGATGCGCTGAAAGGCATCAAGCTCCCTATTGCCACCGCCACCACGCTGGGCGGCGTGAAGGTGGGCAGCGGTCTGACGGTCGATGCGGACGGAACACTTTCTGCGGACAGCGCTTTGGCTGCCTACCCCGTGGGCAGTATTTTTCAAACAGTCAGCAGCACCAGCCCCGCTGCCCTGTTCGGCGGTACATGGCAGGAGATTGCGCAAAACCGGGTGCTGATGGGTGCATCCTACGCCCACGCAGCAGGCACCACTGCGGAAGCCGGTCTACCGAATATCACGGGTTCTTTTGTCGCGAATGTACGCGCTGGTAAACATACTGTATCCGGTGCGATCACTGCTTCCAACCGGCTCGCAACTACGGGCGCAGACAACAGCGATGCTGAGGTACATAAGTTCAGTCTGGATGCGTCCAAGTCCAACGCCATCTACGGCCGCAGCGCCACCGTGCAGCCTGCCGCCTACTATGTGCACATCTGGCGGCGCGTGGCATGAGAAAGGAGGTTTTGAACCATGAAGATCATTGACGAGAACGGTGCAGCCATTGAAAACCCTGACCTGACGCTGGGCTACCTGACCGACGACACCGAAGAAGTCACCCACCCCGCTGTGGAGGGCGTGGAGGAGCAGTGGCACTGGGAGACCGTGACCGAGTATCCGAACGGTGGCAAGGACGTGCAGAAGATCGTTGACCGCCCCGGAGTACAGGCACAGGAGGAATGGGTGGAACAGGTGCCAATCCAGAAGTACATCCGCTACACCGCCGAAGAGCTGGCTGCGCAGGAAGAGGCGCGCAAAAAGGCCGAAGCCCGGGAGAAGCTGCCGGAGACGGTGGCGGCACTGCAAAAAGAAAACGAGATGTTGAAACAGTGCTTGCTTGAAATGAGCGAGATTGTTTATGCATAAAATCACACAAAAATTAGAAAGGATGGTACGTATGATGGCAATGTTATGGGCACAGGAAATCATGTCTGCTGAGACTATGGAGGATGCAAAGGCTCTGTACGAGCGCTGCCCCCGCCTGCTGAAGGAGAAAGTCAAGGCAATTCTTATCAAGAGCGGCTTTGAGGAGATCACGCAGTAAGGAGGACGCTATGACTGAAATCATGGACGTGTCCCGGTATCAGGGCACGATCGACTGGGAGAAGGTCAAGGCAAGCGGGAAGGTGGACGGTGTAATAATTCGCGCCATGGGCAACAGCGCAACGGGCAGACCCAGTGCGCCCTACACTGACCCGCAGTTTTCCCGCAATTACAGCGAGTGCAAGCGGCTGGGCATCCCCTGCGGCGTGTATGGCTACTTCAAGGCGGTCAACCGGGAGCAGGCCGACAGGGAGCTGGCGTACTTCAAGAAGCTGCTCACCGGCCGGAGCTTTGAGCTGCCGGTGGCCGTGGACATCGAGGACGAAGTGCAGAAGCCGCTTGGCAAGGCCGCGCTGACCGACCTGACGGCCTACATGCTGAGCACGGTGGAAAGCTGGGGCGTGTACGCTCTGCTCTACACCGGTTTGTGGTTTGGCAGTACCTTCCTGTACATGGGCGGCGCGGCGCTGAAGCCCTACGACGTGTGGCTGGCTGCCTACCGCACAAAGAAGCCCGCGCCCAGCTGGCCCTTTGGCATGTGGCAGTATACCAGCAAGGCCCGTGTACCCGGTGTGACCACCAACGTGGACATGAGTCACGCATACAAGGACTATGCGGGTATCATTAGCAAGAAGGGTCTGACCCGTCTCCGGGAGGGTAAATGACCGAAAAAGAAGCTCTCCTGTGGGTGCTTGGCATCCTTGGCAGCCTGTGCGCTGCGGCCATCACCATCGACAAGGTGCTGGACATCATCCACAAATACATCAAAAAGGCGCAGGCCCCCGACGATGCGCAGAACAAGCGAATGGATACGCTCGAAAAAAGACTTGGCGTGCTGGAACAGGGACAGCTTCAGCACGCACAGGCCCTTGCAAGAGACCTGCGCCGCTTTGACGGCCTCGATGAAGAGATGCGTCTCGTACTCGTTGGCGTACAAAATCTTTTGGATTCGCAGCTGTCCGGCAACAACCGCGAAGGTATGCAAAAAAGCAAATCCGATATTAACAACTACCTGCTGAAAGGAGTAACAAATCATGGAAGCAATGTTTAACTTTATCCCCGCACCCATCGCACTGGTACTGATGCTCATTGGCTTTGCCGCGCTGGCAGTGGGCGCCATCCGGCTGGGCTACAAGCAGTATGTCAAGGACTGGGCGCTGGAGCTTGTGACCATCGCCGAGGACAGCATCATGGGCAGCGGTCAGGGTGCAAAGAAAAAGGCACAGGTCTTTGCCGCGCTGCGCGGCGCACTGCCGGACTGGCTGAAGCCTTTCATCACCGATGAAGTGCTGGACAGTGTGATCGAAAAGGCTGTCGGCATGATGAAAAAGGCACTGGCAGAAAAGAAGCCTACCATCAACAAGGAGTAAAGCATGATCGAGCAAAGCGTATCTCTCGCATCCAATGGCGTCGTCAAAGTGCCGGGCTATGAGCAGCTGGTGCACTTTGGCTACACCAAGAACCGGGGCGTGTACCGCCTGCACGTCGATGCAACCGGTGAGTGGGCAGGGTTGGCTATCCGCTGCTTCTGGCACGTCCCGGACGGCAAAGACCCGGCATCCTCGCTGGTGGTGGACGGCTATGTGGCCGTGCCCGCCAGCGTGACCGCACAGCCCGGGAGCGGATGCGTCACCTTTGAAGGCAGTGACGGCGCAAAGACCGTCACTAGTGCAGACCTGCGGTATCGTGTCAGCGCCAACAGCGGCACAGAGGACGGCACAGAGCCGGAACCGGGCACTCCTGCATGGGCAGCAGCTAGTGGATGCCGTGCACACTGACGCCACCGCCGCAGAGCAGGCCAAGACCGATGCACAGACGGCAGCACAGCAGGCCGGGGCATCTGCCAGTGCTGCTTCCACAAGCGCTGCCCATGCTGGTCAAAGCGCCCAGCAGGCCGCAGATAACCTGCAAGAACTCAGAGACGGCATCGCAAACGGTGACTTTAAGGGCGAAAAGGGTGATACCGGCCCTGCCGTAGCACTGGACACCACCCTCACCCACGAGGGCGAAGCCGCTGACGCAAAAGCCACAGGTGACGCTATCAGCGCAGTCAAGGCCCGGCAGAACATCCTTGTAGGCACTGAGATAGGCAACCCGCTCAGCGTTGACGACGCTTTTTCTGCGCCCCTGTGCGGCCTGACCGTGTACGGTAAGAGCACGCAGGACGGCACACCCACGCCGGATGCACCTGTGCCTATTGTGAGTGCAGGTGACGGCGGGACGATTGCGGTGAAGGTGACTGGGAAAAATCGGATTCCGCCCAACCTGAAAACGAATGACGTTATCGAGTGCTTTATCAAGAAAAACACGCTGATAACTTTAGTATTCAAAGGCGATTTAGTTTCGAAAGGCGGAAACATCTTATTCTTTAGCGAAAACAATGAACAGCAGTGGTTTGGTATTAATATTGGTAATGCTGAACAACATATAACGCTTAGAATAAACGCAACAAAGTTTAAGTATTTGTTAAAAGATACTATCAGTGAAAATGTGTGCCTGACATGGAACGCATCATCTCCCGATTATGAACCCTATCGTGAACAGCTCCTTACGCTTCCCACTCCCAACGGCTTGCCCGGCATTCCTGTCACCTCTGGCGGCAACTACACTGACCAAAATGGGCAGCAATGGATTTGCGACGAGGTGGACTTGGAAAGGGGTGTGAGGGTGCAGAGGATTGATAAAACGGCTTTCGACAGCACAAAAACGTTGGCTGAGCAGAACGCAATACTCGCCACTCCCATCGAAACCCCGCTCACCCCTGCCGAGATTGCCGCCTACAAAGCCCTTGCAGCTTACGGCCCTGACACTGTGGTGCAGGCTGGTGACGGTGCGGGGGTCAAGCTGGACTACCAGCGGGACGTGAACATCGCAATTAAAAATCTTGAGGACGCAGTAGCGTCCATGACAACGACCTAAAGGAGGACTGACTATGGCACTCAAAAGTAAAGCCCGGCATGACCTGACCCTGCGCTCCATCAAGCGGGAAATCGCCGCAGGGCGTGACGTGGCATACTGGCTGGACAAAGCGTACACCCATCTGGACAGCGGCCTGCTGACGGAGGACGACATCGCAGAGGTGGAAGCTCTGGCGCAGGCGTACTACGACGCACTGGATGCTAAAGACAAGGCGAACGTTGAGGAAATCACGCAGTAAGGAGACATAACGCATGAACGCAGTAAATATCGAAGATTTGCTCGATCTGATTGAATCCATGAAACGCATATCTGCGGATGAAATTATCGCTGCATCAAAGGAGAACAACGAGCTGGAGCGCATCGCGCACATCGCAACGGAAGCAACTTATAAGGCTGTTATCGAAAAGTTGGAAAACCTCCGCGTGTATGCAGTAACCGTTTTGGATAGCAAGGAGTAAGGAGACAAAAAATGTTTCATTATCACTACATCGAAGTCATTGCTGATTCCGAAAACATGAGTACGGAAGAAATCACTTCTGTTCTGCAAAAATACTTTGCAAAACAGAACGATGGTTTTTACCTCGAAATCGACTTGGATAATCATGCCGCTGATTTCGATGGCAGCGGAAAATGGCTCATGCGGTTGGAAGGAAATATTTTGTGGATAAATGGCGAATACGTTGCGTTCAGCGGTGTGCAACAAAACAACCCGGACGATAGCGTTATCGTCAAAATTTCCGCAATTCGTTATCTCATTGTTCACAATAAGGAGTGATATCATGTCAAGCACTACATACGAGCATAATCTGAAAAAGGATATAACTGTACTTGTATCTCTGGCTGTAAAAGATAAAAGTTCGCGTGTTTTTTCTTCTTTTTTAAGCGTGGTGCGCAACGCCGGGCAGCTTCCGCAGCCCTTCTGGCTCGGTGCTGCCTGTGGCGGCGGCTCGTGTAGTCTTTCCGCCAGCGTTGCAAGGGCTTAATGCAGAACAGATAAAAGCTGTGATAAAACGTGCACCGCTTGGGAGGTATGACCGGAAAATCGCCCGGTTGCGGTACGTTGACCAGCTATGCCAAGTTGATATTGCAGCGCGTGTGCCGTATTGTCGAACATCAATCGGCAATAGGCTGAAAATTATTGATGAAAAGCTAGACGAAAGGAGCTCACCGTGAACCTCGGAAATGTTCCGACCGCCAATCTTATTACAGAGCTTCGCAAACGCGAGGGCGTGGAAACGACCGTTGTCGAGCCCTATAAGGACGCAGCGGTCAACGTCAACGGCCCTGCGCTGGTTCTTGTCGTGACGGATTGATTGTGGTATAATAACATCAACAAATCCACCCGGCCTCTCGAAGAAGCGCATTAGGGTGGATATCTGAACCCGTCAAGCCTCTCAACGATGCGTATCATGGCGGGTCTTTGAGGCTATGTAGCTCAGTTGGTAGAGAGCAGGGCGCATCCCGTCTATTGCGCTGGTTCGATTCCAGCCATAGCAAGCCCGAAAATGCTTGAACGGTTTTGAATAGTGCGCATACGTCAAAATTGCGATAGCAGAAGTAGGCATTTTTGATGATACAGTCTCCCGCCTGCCTACTTGCAGTGCGTACCATGCGGGAGACGCAATTTTGCCACTTCGGTGGCAGAGCGATTACTCGCTCACTTATAATCCATCAGCTTTAGGCTGGTGGATTTTGTTTTATTCGCACTGGTTTTGTCGAAAGCATTGCCATATATTGGATGATGTGATATCTTATCATTGCACTCCAAAGTATGTGCCCTTAACAGTTAAGCGCTCATGCGGATTTTTCCGTGTGGGCGCTTTTCTTTTTTTGTCCTTCGTTGTACCTTCGTTGTCCTTCGCTTTCTGCCGGTGCGGTACACTGGGAGCATCAGGAGGGATGTATTATGAGCTATTATCCGACACCCGGAACGCCCTATGTTCCGCAGCAGCCTGTCAACCCTTACGGTGGCATGGGCACGGTAGGGCTTGCCACTCCCCTGCCAAACACGCAAGTACAGCAGATGCAGCAGCGTCCGCAGCCGATGAATGGGCAGCAGCCTGTTCAGCAGTCGGCACAAGACGGCGGTTGGTTGCTTGGCAGACCTGTTTCCAGCAGGGAGGAGTTTTTGGCGATACCGTCCGACCTATACGGCAGACCGACCTACTGCCCCGACCTGCGCAGCGGCGTGATCTACTGCAAGCGGCTCAACCCGGACACTTGCGAATCCTATGTACAGGAGTTTTACAGCCCGGAAGCATGGCGGCAGATGCAGGCACAACAGGCACAGCAGACCGCTGCACCGACACAGCAGTATGTGCCTATTGAGGAGTACAACGCCCTCGTCCACCGTCTGGATGAGCTGGAAAAGTGGCAGAAGAGCTTTTCTAAGCCTCCTGCCGCTGCGAAGAAAGGAGAATAACTATGCCCTCTCCGTTTGATATGATTACGCACAGCCCCATCATGCAGCTTGCAAATCTGGCTCGTGCCGGGCAGAACCCGATGGGTCTTATCCAGCAATTGAGCGGGCAGAACGCCCCTATTATGCAGGGCTTGAACCTGATTCAGGGTAAAAACGAAGCACAGCTCCGAACGATGGCACAAAACCTCGCCAAAGAGCGTGGTATCGACTTGAACCAGCTTGCAAGCGTCCTGAATTTGACGCTTCCGAAGTGAGGAGGCTTTACAATGGATGATTTTGAAAACAGCCATTCCAAAAAAGATTTTGACATTAACAATCTTTGTGGCAATGACAAAATATGGGTTCCTTTAATGCTTGGCTTGATTTTCGGTGCTGCAAGCAAAAAGTGGGATGACCCAAAAGATAAAAAGGACAACCCTCCAAGCTGACTTGGCAATCCTAAAATAAGCATCCCTCTAAGCGAAACGCTTCTCAGTTTTGCGGACTTGACAAAAACCGCTTTTGTTTGGCTTCGCCCATCGCACACGGCGGTGGGATAGCATAACGCAAAACTGAAAGGAGTTTTGTTATGGACGATTTTGCAACTGGCTATCTGGCTGGGCAGGACGGTGGCAATAACAACGGCGGGTTCTTCGGCAACGAAGGTCTGTGGGCTGTCATCATCCTCGCTATCATCTTCGGCTGGGGCACGAACGGCTATGGCCGGAACGGCGGCGACAACGGCATGAACAGCTACATCCCCTATCTGGTCGGCACTGGCGCAACCGGGCAGGGCGGTAACGACACCCGTGCGGCTCTGTCTGAGGGCTTCTACCAGCAGGACACCTCCCGCTCTCTGGCTGGCATCCAGAGCGGTATCTGCTCTCTGGGCTATGACCAGCTGGCGCAGATCAATGGCATAAACGCCAACATTGCGAACGGCTTTGCGGGCGTGAACAGCGCTATCTGTCAGCTTGGCTACCAGAACGCACAGCTCGTGAACGGTCTGGAACGCAGCGTGTCCAACGGTGACAACGCCATCAGCCTTGCCATCATGCAGGAGGGCAACGCACGGCAGGCGGGTCAGACCGCTCTTGCCACGCAGCTTGCATCTTGCTGCTGCGAGAACAAACAGCTGATCGGCGACCTGAAGTACACCATCGCAACGGAGGACTGCGCTACCCGCCAGGCCATCGCAGACAACGCCCGCGCCATCGTGGACAACTGCAACGCCAACTTCCGCAGCATGATGGACTACTTCACGCAGGATAAGATTGCCACTCTGACCGCTGAGAACCAGAGCCTCAAGTTTGCGGCTTCTCAGGATCGTCAGAATGCGCTTCTGACCACCGTGATGTCCCAGCAGACTGATACCATCCTGAACCGGGTCAATCCTCGTCCGATTCCCGCTTATCAGGTGGCAAACCCCAATGTGGGCGTGAACTGCTGCGGCTGCTGCTAACCAAAACACTCCCCGATAACACCGGGTGAACCATCGGGGCAGGGGTAAGACACCTCTGCCCCTGATTTTTTAGGAGGAAAACATTATGGCTTGCAAAACAAGCTGCAAACTCTGCCCGCATCTGGTCTTGAGCCAGTCGGTGACGTTCGCCAACGATACGCTGACCATCAATATTCCTGCTGGCTCTTACGCAGCGGGAGAAAAATATTGTCTGGTCATTGCTCAGGCTTTGCCGGACACGACCACCATCAACGCCCCTGTGGTCATTACAATCGGCGCAGGTACGACCGCATACCCTCTGACCGACTGCAACTGCGCCCAGGCAACCGCCGAGAGCATCCACACTCGCACTCGCTATGCTACCCGTGTTGCAACGTCTGCCACTGGCACCGGCACGTTCAAGTATCTGGGCTGCTTCTGCCGTTCCCACGCTGGCGCACCCGCGTCCATTTCTTGAGGAGGTATAGATTATGGGCAAGACTAATTTTCGCCGCATGATGATGCTCCGTGACCACGACAAAAACCGTGAGCCGGAGCGCGACCGCCTTGAGGAAGAGCGTGACCGCAGGGAGCGTGAGATGGAGCGCCGTCTGCGCAAGCTGGAAGGCGGTAGCGACCGCTATCCCTACTATCCGCAGGAGGAAAACCGCTACATCGACCCCTACCCTATCCCCCGCTACCCTGACGTAGAGTATGGGCGCAAGATGCCGCAAATCGGCTTCTCGCAGAACGGCGACTGGGATAAACGGTCTGGTCAGTACGAACGTGGCGGCGCAGACAGCCGCTCCATCAAGATGCCCCGCCAGCACCTCACCCACGATGAAGCGGAAGAATGGTGCGACAGCATGGTGAATGCTGACGGCACGAAAGGTTGTCACTGGACGCTGGAACAGACGCAGGACGTTGCCAAACAGCGCAATATTACCTGTGACCCGAACGATTTCTGGGCTGTCATGAACATGATGTACTCGGATTATTGTCAGGTCGCAAAGCGTCAGTCCGTTGACACTCCGGGCTTCTACGCTGACATGGCAAAGGCGTTCCTTGAGGACGCAGATGCAGCAGACGGCAAGGCGTATCTCTACTGGGATTGCATTGCTGATAAGTAAAACAAACCCCTGTGTAGTCGTTAAAAACTACGCAGGGGGATTTTTCTATACATAAATCTCAGCTTTTATTAGAGAGGCATCGCAACAAATTGCTTTGTCACATTATTGCGAGCAACAATCGAATTAGCATTTTCGTCAAACAAAACACTCCACTCAGGATGTTGCCCAGAAATATATTTAACGGGCTCATCGCAATATAAAAGACATTGCAACATACTTTTTAAATCTGTCGAATTATTAAATACTTTTGTTTTCATAGTTAGGCCTCCTAGAACTTAACTTTTATTGTCAATCCTCCAAGAAATCCTCTTGATTCAGAACTTGATTTACAATTCGTTCTGTACAGTCTTTGATAACCGTAGATGCGGGAACGTGATCTTCATAAGCTATGTTTTCATATTGTGCTCCTGCATATTCAAAGAACCTTTTAGAAAGTATTTCTGCATCCGAACGGCACAATGGCTTTAATTCGTATTGCAACGGAAATCTTCTTGTAAGTGCAGGGTCAAGCCTATCAAATCGGTTTGTCGTTCCGATAATAATGACATTATTCGGCAATCTATCCATTTCCTGCATAATTGCAATAACCACACGGTTCATTTCCCCAACGTCATCTTTTTGCCCACGAGCCATTCCGACCGCATCTATTTCATCAAAACAAAGAACGCAAGGAGCAGTTCTCACATAATCAAAAATTCTTGCAAGGTTAGATTGTGTTTGACCCAAGTGCGAATCAACTAAACTTGAAAATTGAATCCTCAAAAACGGAAGTTTTGCTTTATGCGCGATATACCTAGCCAGCATGGTTTTTCCGCATCCGCTTTGCCCATAAAGCATCAATGCTGGCAAATAAGGAATGCCCATTTCGTTCAATTTTTCAGATGCTCGATAAATGGCAACGATTTTCTGCGTTATACTTTTTTCTTCGTTCCTAAGAAGAAATCTTGCTTCTGGAAATTCTTCTGTATTCTCTGCGGTCAAAAGATGCTGTAAGTTATATGGCAATTCAATAAATTCTCTTTTGCTTTCCAATTTGCGAAACATATTTTCTTTGAACTGCTCATCTTTTTTGGATGATATAGAATTCAAAATGATTTTAACGGCTTTTTGCGCGTTTCGCATATCGCCATCGCAAACAAATCGAATAAGGCTTCGTTCACTATCATTCATCTAATAAATACCCCAACTCAGTTCTTTTTATCCAATACGAACTTTACAAGTTCTTCAATTTCTCCCAAATTTACGATTATTTCATACCATCCTGCTGAATGCCCTCTATCGTAAGCGTACTCCCAAATTTTTGCCGCTTTCTTTTCTGAAATCCCAAAACCGACTTCTTCTTGAATTGCCTTATAAATCTCTGCGTAGATTTCATCCCTACGCTTCATTTTTTCTTGATTCAGTCGCTTAACTTCATTGTCGTAATCATCGTTGTTCTTTTGTGCTTGTTCTTTGTTCCACTTTACCGACTTATCTTCGTCAAACACAAAATTTGATGGAACTCGCTTGAAGCCATAAGGCTTGCGTCCCATATTTGCCATTGCTTCAAATTTCTGCCCAATGTCAATCCATACGTCATTCATCTAAAAAATCCTCCAATTCAATCTTTCCTTCTGCCGCTGCAACCGCTAGAGCGTACACGAACTGCCCAATCGTCATTCCGTGCCGCCGTGCTTCACGGTTGATGTATTTGCGCTCTTCCTCGCTCATAAGGATGGTAATGCGCTTTGAACGCTTGCCATCGCCACTTGCAACGCCCTGATGCGATTCCGGCATCGGGATTTTTTTCTTTGTCAAGCCAGCTTCGGCTAGTGCGCCGGGAACATCGCCTTGTTCGATAAGACGTTGAACTTCTTTCGCCTGTTTCAGCTTCTTTGGCTTACTTTCGCTCACTATGGCGTTACTCGGCTGTGTTTCGCTGTCTTTGGCTTGCTTCGGCTTAATACTGCTTAATTGTGCTTCATTAGGCTGTGTATGGCTGTTTGTAGCTTCACTAGGCTTAATCTGTGCTTGTTCGGCTTCGTTTGGCTTTGCTTGGCTTACTTCTTCTTCCTTTGGCTCACTTCGGCTTAATGTCTGTTCCGAAAAAACAGGCTGAAAATCAAACCCGCCAAGCAAGCCTGTGGATTTTTTGCTGGTTGATTTCATTCTTCTGTACCGTCCTTACAATACTTTTCATCAACAAACCGACCTTCTTCATCTATAAAAAATTCATCTGCATCCCATCTTGCATCACAATTTTCATAATCCTCGCAAGATGCAACAGAACAGCCGATTCCGCCGACATCTGTTTTCTTAAATTTTTTTGAAATCTTACCGTTTTTCATTATTTTGTAATCCAAAGAATACTGGCACAAAACACTTACCAAAATGCCTTTCCCACACAACGGACATGATTTTATAATTTTACTCATTTTCTTTTCCTCCCACAATCATCTTTGCCAACGCCTTGAAATCCTCTGCGCTGGTACTCTTTGCCGTGTCGCCGCTAAACAGGCTGTGACGCTCTGCCTGCGCCTTACGAACGCCCATGGACGGTCTAATCTTCACGTCCAACAGGGTTGTACCCATGCTCTGCGCAATCACAGGAAGCTGCTCTACGACCTCTTTAGACAGGTTCTCACGGCTCTTGTACTGGTTCAGAAGCAGACCTTCAATCTTCAAAGTCGGGTTGAAGTATCTGCGAACATCGCCAATGGTCTGCGAAAGCTGGCTCAAACCAGCCAGTGCATATCGGTCTGCTGTGATAGGCACGATGATGCTGTTGGCGGCGATCAGCGCGTTCACAAGCGCAAGACCAAGCTGCGGGGGGGTGTCCAGCACAATGTAATCGTACTGTCCAGATACGCTTTCAAGGGCTTCTCGCAATCTGAAGTTCTTGCCCATGTCCCGGACAAGCTGCTCGTCAATGTCCTTCAATGCGTTGTCAGACGGAAGAATGTCACCAGCTTCACAGTGCTGGATTCCTTCCTCTACCGTTCCTTGCCGGGTCATCACATCAAACAGGGTGCATACGTCCTCTGTCTGTGCGCCGTAGGTGTCCGTTGCGTTGCACTGGGCATCGCAGTCCACCAGCAGAACTTTCTTGCCAAGCAGCTGCAACGCACCAGCCAAACAGGTGCTTGTGGTGGTCTTTCCTGTGCCGCCCTTCTGGTTGGCGACAGCTATGATTTTTGCCATTTTATCACTCTTTCTTTATTCTTCTGGTTCATCAGGAAGTGGCATCCAATGGGTTACATGATATAACACATTATCATCAATCAATTGCGTTTCACTATTGTTTCCATAGAACGCATCCGTCAACACATCATCTGTATACCATTTTTCGCCTTTGAAGTCACCATAATAACCGAAAGTAACACCCATCACTTTATCATAAATGATAATCTGAACGTACTTGTCTGGCATCTTATCTTTTACGCTAATCCAACCCATTCTCGCTCCTTTCTGCATCGTCTGCTCATTCTGCTTAATGTGCTACATCTGACTACTTCAAGAAGCTATCATCAAACGTAGCATAATCGTCAAGGTCTGCTTCTTTCAAAATTGAGTACATATAAGCGCCTGGGTCTTTTTCAATCCTATCAAGTCTATCACTGACAAGAATCTTGTATGCATTCTTAATGATGTTCACAACAGCTTCTTTTTTCTTGTTAGGCTTGATGTTCGGATACTTCTCCGGTAATCTCTTTGCCACCAGCTTTGCGGTCAAGATACACTGGCTTTTAGACATCTCCGGCGCAATGGATGCCCAATCAACATCCTCGTATGCGCCGCTGCGGGGCTTTCTGGCAGGTCGTTGGCTCTTTGGAACATCTTTTAGCTCTACGCTTTCAACCTCGTTAGCTTCCACGTCTATGACTGGCTCGTTAGACTTGAAAACTATATTGAACTTCACAGCAACCGCATTGCGACCTCTCATGACCTTGTCATATTCAACGCACAGGTCTGATACTTCGTTTATTTCAGCTACCGCAATATCAATGACACGCCGCCTAAGATGCTTGAACTCTTGATAGCTAGGTTCTCTTGCGCCAAGCTGTTCCCTTAATCTATCCAGCGTAATTTCGGGCTGGCTTACGCCACGTCCGATGAACTCTCGGAGAATTGAATACAGCAAAATGCTATACTGTGATTTCATATTCGCTGTGTAGCGTAAACGATACTTGACATATCCACGCTCCGCAATGTCAAAGAAAACAGGTTGCAGAAGCGGATTGCAACACAATGACACAGTAATATTCATTAAACTAGGTTCAAAGTTTACAGTTGCTCTACTGAACAGGGGATACAGGTCAAACGAGCCTGAACCGTCACCTCTAGGAACTTCAACAGAGTTGTCGATGAAATGCTTGACCTGTGCTTTCAAATTCCTAGAGTTGATTTTCAACCCCAAAAACTCGCAATACTCTTGTAACGTAAACTGAACCGTTGAAGTTTCAGGGTCTCTCGGATTGATGCGGCTAAGATACACTTCAAGTAACCGTAGTTCTCCTGCTGTATAATCAGTGAACTTTGCCCAAACAAGCTGTCTACTTTTTTCAACCAAGTTCCCGCCTTTAATATCGGACACTCTTATCACGCCTCCTCTCGTATAAGAGTATATCACAGATAGGTGTACAAATCAATAGCAAGTGTACACCTATTTCCACTTCTTGTACACCTAACAATCCACATTTTGTACACCTATTTCCACAATCTGTACACCTATCTCCATTTTTTGTACACCTCTTTACATTATATAAAACAAGACTATTAACAGGATTATAAAATAACTTCTACTAATAGCAGAAGAAGAAAATTTTCCACAAAATCTTTTCTTTCTCTTTTAAAAAAGTGGAAAACACAAAGCAAATATCGCTAAATAAACAGATGTTCAACACACGAAAGGTTGAAACGCTTAACGGTTAGTTTTGCCTAACGTGTACAAAAAGTGGATGAAAAACTTTTAATTCAATGCTATGGGGGGCAGCTTGACAAATCGACGAATCACAGTCAACAGATTAACGATAATTCGTTGTTTATTCCGCGCAAACATTGTCGATTCATGACCTATGGGGGACGGATTGACAAGGTAAATTTGCCCGATAGGTGTACAAAAAGTGGATGAACGTGGACAAAATGTTCTTCAAAAACTGCGATAATTCGACAATCAGCCAGTTATATTATTGGGATTCACGGTATAGGAATCATTGGACTTCATAGCAGCTTCCGTTCCAGCGTCCTGCGCTTGATAAAGAATCTCCATCTTTGGGGCGGTTCCGTTCGGGTCTGGGTCTGTTCCGGTAGCCTGCGCCATCTCATAGCTACCAGACACCATCCGGCAGACGGCGACCCTGTCCTTCAACGGCGTGTGGAGGTTTGCCAGAATCTCCGTCAACACGCCGATGTGGTCTGAGCCGTGATCTCCGTACCGGATGTATAACAGGGCATCTATCTCATAGGAGGAACACTCCATCATAGCATCTATAAGAATCCGCCGTTTCTCCAAATCGGAAAGGTCATCTTCCAAGTGTTCCAGTAGCCCTGGATGAATGCAAGCGTCCATGTATCGAGCCACCGATACGCCGCAGCAGGTGAACCAGCGCATAGCCATCGGAAGGGAGATGGCTGCCAGACCTTGCTCCCAGTTGGCGACCGTGCCACGATTTACGCCCATTCGTGCCGCCAACTTCTGCTGGCTCAAGCCGGAACGCATTCGAGCTATCTCTAATACTTTGGCTGTTCTTACCAAATATTCGTCCATAAATTCTCACCCTTTCAACAAAATCCGGCAAAACTGCTGGATTCGACAAGCCAAAAAATGGAAAAAGCTGCTATGGAGAACCAACAGCAGCCTGTGTTATAACTGTACCATCGAAAAAACAATCAAAACAGGAGGTAACAATATGATTATCATCGACGGAATGCCCGCATCTGAACCGAACGAAAACAAAACGCCGAAACCGTGGGAGGGTTAGTGTATGAACCAGATTGACACCATGCTCATTCCCTATGCCCGCCAGACCGCTTTAAAACTGGTCTACAACCTTGCAAACAACAATGCAGATAAATTTGCTTATGAAGAAGCAAAAAACGTTCTGGAACGTGCCGTAGCCGCCTTAGACGATGGACGCGACCCGGCAGACAACATCGAACGCATTGACGGACAGCTCGTAGAGCTGTGATTGGAGGAAAGATGGATAGGCGCTGCCCCTTTTGATTTGAACACTCGCGGCTTCCCCGATATGAAGTAATGGATGTGAAGAAAATGTTCGATTTTTACGAAGTTGTTCAAAATACATTGACTTGACAACTAGAAGGTGTATAATCGTATCAAATGAACATCTGCACTTACCGATCGGGAGGATATGCCACAATGAGTGAACAGGAAAGAGCCAAGATTGACCGATTTATTGCATGGCTGCTGGAACATCCTGAAAAGATTCCGGCAGCGGAACAAGCACTAGACCTAGAGTAACAGAAAACCCCTTGCGCAGAGCTATACCAGCCCGGCACAAGGGGTTCTTTTATTTTACCGGGCATGAACGTTACATCTTCTCGATCAGGTTCATCAGCGCTTCACGCTGTTCCTTCGGCATAGATTCAAGTTTTCTTCTAATCCGCTCCAATGCTGCATCGACTTCACTTTGCGGCTGCTGGGTCGGGTTTTCTTTTTGGCTGCCAGTTAGAAGGTAATCTACAGTAACGTCAAAGTACTGAGCAAGCTTTACGGCGTTTTGGTTTGTCGGCTTTGCATCGTTTCCTGCACTTGCTTCGGTTCTCCAATAGCTATAAGCAGATTTCGGAACGCCAGCTTCAGTCAAAGCACGAGACGGCTTTACTCCCTTTTGCTCACATAGCCTTACGAAATTGTCAAAAAACACAAAACATACCTCCAGCGTTTGTACAAGATGACAAAGTTCTACCACTTGAACAAAAACACTTGAAAAGTTCTACTACTTGTGCTTTAATAAGGCTACCGGGTTCAATCGGTAGAACAAATTAAAGGCTTTGAACAAATAGAAGAACGTTCGATAATGTTTTTGCTTGACACCATAATATTATCATATTCTTTCAAAAAGTTCAAGTACTAGAACAAGAAAGGAGAAAAAATTTGCTTCCTAAGTGGACAGGCGATGTTGTGGGAACACTTCACGTTAACAGCATCGAAATCAGAGAGCTTGCTGCAAAAATGGGATGCGCACCGGAATACTTGGGAAAAATCCTGAACGGTAAGCGTGAGCCTAAAAATGCGGAAGCTAAGGTTAAAGAAGCTCTGGAAGAGCTGTTGAAAGAAAGAGAGGGAAAATGAGTGGCATGAAACAGATCATCACCTTAAAGGTAGACCTTGAGTACCCGGACGAAGCGCACCACGCCATTAACAAAGCGGTGGAAGCCTACGAGAAAAGCAAAAATCGCTGGGATGCCTTTGAAATCAACGAAGCCAAAAGCAGAGCACGAGACATTTTGTACAACCTGTGCAATGAAGGCTACAGTATGATATGGACGGTCACGGATGGCGCTGTCGGCCTGACGATCTGGACAAATTTTAAGGAGCCTTGCGTCGGCCAGTGCTATATGCCAAAAGAAAGCCTGTTTGACATCTGGGTCGAAAAGCTAGTCGCGCTGTGCATTGCCACAGGTCAGGAAGTCCCGAAGTTCATCACAGATAAGGCTGGTGAGTGCTGGTGACGTACTTTTACAAAGCACCTAGCCGTAAACGGCGGTTGAAACTGGCGATGGCAGCGGGCGTGTCCCGGAATGAAGCCAACAAGGTGCTCTGGTTTGAAAAATCTATCAACCATTGCTTTGAACGTCACAATCGGGAAGCCAAAAAGGCAGGTAAACCGAATGAAGATGGAGATTAAATATTGCGAGCGCTGCGGAGCTTTTTTGGGTAGGGTAAACCCACGCAAAAAATATTGCACACAATGTAAAAGGGATGTCTCGTGCGAACAAAAGCGCGCGAGACGTAAAGCATTGAGTTCAGGACGTGGGTTCACTCCAGTAAAAACCGTATGCCAATGGTGCGGTAAGCCAATGATTAAAATGTCTGCGGCACAAAAATACCACAAAGATTGCGCGAAAGATGCAGCCTTTGCAAGTATTGCGGAATATCAAAGCATACGAAGAGAACGAGCCTTAAACGAGAAAGCACTGGAAGAAAAAAAGATTCCATCCATAGGGCAGGTTCAAGCTCTTGCAGATAAGCTGGGCAAGCATTACGGCGAAGTGTCGAGGATGCTCGCGACAGGAGAACTGACTTATGAATGGTAAATATTATGGCAAGCGGGAAATCCGCTGGCACAGCCGTGAGAAGGAACGGCTGGAACGCATTCGAAGAAAGGATAAAGATGAAAGTATTCGTGGAAATCGCCCTGATCTGGGGCATTGTCTTAGCGTTGATTCTCGCAGTGTTTCTGCTGAACTTCTGGCTGGTGCATCAGATCGAGCTTTTGGTCGGAGCTAAGGTGACATGGTACATCATAAGCGTTGGCGCTTTGATGACAACCGGTTGGATTTTTAGACGCAGAGAACCAAAGAACACAGAGGAAAAGGCATGACGCTGGAAGCCGCTCTTGAAGAACGCGATATGAAGGCATCGGAGCTTATCCGCAGAAGTGGCATGTCGGCTCCAACGATATACAACATTACAAGCCCGAATAAAGCGCCGTACAAAACGGGCGTTAAGACTGATACGCTTGCAAAAATAGCCGAAGCGCTAAATGCAATAGTCGTGATCGATGCAAGCAAACCATTTTTATTCGATATCATTCTGAAAGAAGGGACAAAATGAAAACCGTAAAAGGAAACGTGCTTACCATACTTGGTATTGTCGCCGCGATTGTAGCCGTTAGCTGTGGCGATACAATAAATGGCTGTGAGAACACAGTGCAGATGCTTGGATGGGCATTTGTTTCGCTGATGTTACTAGCCACCGCTCTGGTTTTGTGCGCGCTTGGAGTGAACGCGGAAAAAGAGCATGAAGATACCGAACGGATGAGGAAGTCGAACCGCATTCCCGCTCATACTAACAAGTGGAGGGATGCGCGATGAAATGCCCGATGTGCGGTAGTGACAACATCACAACGGTTGACAGCCGGTCTGACCACGACAGCATCACTCGACGTAAGAAGTGCCTTGTATGTAACTACCGGTGGTCTACCATCGAAATCGACAAAGACCAGTGGCACAGTGCGTTGCAAATCAAAGAGGAACGTAAGAGAGGGAGACCAAAAGATGAACCTTGACAGATTCGGTGGCATGATCGAGCCGGAGGACGGCGTGTGCTTTATGACCAACGAACAGATGGCAGAAGCCAAAGAAGCAGACCGTCAGGCAGAGATTGAGAATTTGCAGTCTGAAATCGAGGACAGGGAAGCAGAACTGAAAGACCTCTACTCCCAGTTGGCAGAACTGATGGCTGGTTGACTTTTGTAAAGCCGTATTAAGCCAAAGTAAGAACAATGAAGCCTAATGAAGCAGAAGAAAGGAAAGAAAAATGGCAGTATTAGTAATGGTTTACGGTCACTCCGGCAGCGGTAAGTCCGCTTCACTTCGGAACTTTGACCCGGAACAGGTTGCGGTCATCAACGTGCTTGGCAAGCCGCTACCGTTCCGTAGCAACATGAAAACCTATATCACCAACGACTACGGCAAGATTGACGCTGCAATCCACAGCACCAAGCGTAAGTCCATCGTCATTGACGATGCCACCTATCTTATGACTGGCGAGTTCATGCGGAACGCAAAGGTCGCTGGATACCAGAAGTTCACCGACATGGCAGCCAATTTCAATGCTCTGCTGATGCGGGCGAAGGAACTGCCGGACGATGTGGTGGTCTACTTTTTCGGTCACAGCGAGCGTGACGGAGACGGCGGCGAGAAGTTCAAGACCATCGGCAAGCTGCTGGATGAAAAGGTCTGCGTGGAAGGGTACTTTACCATCGTTCTGAAAACCGTTGTTCAGGATGGGCGATACCTGTTCAGCACTCGCAATGATGGAATGGACACCGTGAAAACCCCTCTTGGAATGTTCAACGATGCGCTGATCGAGAACGACCTTGCCGCCGTAGACAAGACCATCCGTGAGTATTACAACATCCCGGTTCAGCCGGATAACAAAGGAGAGTAACAGATGAAGAACATCAACTGGAATGACGTGCAGGAAGCCACCGAACGCCGTGACCTGCCTGTTGGCGGCTATGTTGCCGGTATCTGCAAGGCAACGGACGAACCCAAAAAAGAGCGCCTGAACATCGAGTGGGAAGTCACAGAGGGCGAGTTCAAGGGTTACTGGCGTGAGCAGACCGCTTCACTCACCGAGCGTGGCGTGCTGAATCCGGGTGAATGGGCATGGGGCGGCAAGACTATCAAGAGCTACAAAGAGAAGGCACTGCCGTTCTTCAAGGGCTTTATCACCGCTGTGGAGCAGTCTAATCCCGGCTACAAGTTCAACAACGATGAAAAGACCCTGCGTGGCAAGCTTGTCGGCGTGGTTCTCCGTGAGGAAGAGTACATGGGCAACGATGGCAACATCAAGACGAAGCTGGTTGTTGACCGCTTCACCAGCGTAGACAAGATTCGTTCCGGCGACTATGAAGTCAGACCGAAGAAAACGATGTCTGGTGGGTCTGGTTCCGGATACGCGCAGGGCGGGAACGATGACTTCTCTGTGATTGACGATGATGGTTCGTTGCCATTCTGATTGGAGATGCGCATGAATCAGGAAGAAAAAACGCATTGGACGCAAGATAAAATCTTGCTGTATGTGAAAGCCTGTATGTCTGCCACTGGTTTAACCAGAATGCCATCAAGAAGTGAATTGAGCGAGTATTACGGAAACGACAAGTTGACAAATGCAATTCGCCGTTTTCCGGGTGGCTATTACAAAATAGCTGAAATCCTCAATGTCGAAATGAAAGAAAGCGAAACGCAATTCGGAAAGTATGGCGAAGACCTTGCTACAAAACTGCTGGAAGAACATGGATTTGCGGTTGAGCGAATGTCAACTAGATACGCCTATGACCTCTATGTTAATGGCAGCGTTAAAGTAGATGTGAAAACAGCAAGGCTGAGTAAAACAAGCGGAACAGCTTTTTACTACTCGTTCAATCTTGAAAAGCGCTTCCCGACTTGTGACATTTACTTCTTAATCGCAAGGAATGAAGACGGAGAAAGCATTTACATAGTTCCTGCATCTATCAATCAAACGCAAATTGGAATTGGTGAAAAGAAAACCAAATACATCAAATACCAAGACCGATACGACATTATCGCTGATATGAGCAAGGCTTTCGCTTCGGCAAAGTCTTGACCGCCTACCTTATATAAGAGCTGCGCTATCTGGCTAAACGGGCGTTTGGAAAGATGAAACACTTGGGCGATATCACAAAGATTCACGGTGACAAAATCGAGCCGGTGGATTGCATCACGTTCGGTAGCCCGTGCCAGGATTTGTCCATTGCTGGGCGCAGGGCAGGACTTGCGGGAGAACGCTCCGGGTTGTTCATGGAAGCGGTTCGAATCATAAAAGAAATGAGGTCAAGCACAAATGGACTGTATCCAACTTTCGCTGTTTGGGAAAACGTGCCAGGAGCATTCAGTTCCAACGGAGGAGAAGATTTCAGAGCCGTGCTGGAAGAGCTCGCCCGCGTGGAACAACCAGACGCTTCAATTCCTCGACCTTCGGGTAGGGGGGGCAGATGGAGCAAAGCTGGAGCAATCGCCGGAAACGGATGGTCTTTGGCATGGCGACAGCTTGACGCTCAATATTGGGGAGTCCCCCAACGCCGAAAGAGAATCGCTCTTGTCGTGGATTTTGGAGGACAACGTGCCGCAAAAATACTATTTGAGCGCACGAGCCTGTCAGGGAATCCTGACGAGGGCATCAAGGCGTGGGAAGGCGCTCCCAGACATTCTCAGGCAAGCCCTTATGGACGTGATAGGGGGGGCAATTCCTACACCCTGAAAATCCGTAGTGGATGCGCTGGTGGCGGTAAAGGTGCGCTGGTACAAACCGAAAAAAGCGCAACGCTTTCAACACTCCAAGACCAGACATTGTTTCAGCCTGTTGTTTATGATGCTCGTGGAAACGGCGATGGCAGAACTTGCCCAACCATAACAGGCGACCACGAAAACAGAATCACAGACTACACGGCTATCGCTATCGAACGCAAAACCTTCAACGAACAGTCTTTTAGCCATTACAAGGAAAGCGACAAATGCTCAACCTTGAAAGCGAAAGCAGGGAACATCGGCAATGGCAGCGAGTGCCTGATTGCAGAGAAAGCCATCCGCTGGATTGTTCGCCGATTGACCCCTGTTGAATGTGAACGGCTACAAGGCTACCCGGACGGATACACCGACATTGGTGACTGGACGGATAGCAAAGGAAAGAAGCACAAATACGCTGACAGCCCACGGTACAAGGCTCTAGGCAACTCAATCGCTTTGCCGCAGTGGTTTTGGTTGGTGCAGAAAATGCGCCCTTACCTAAAAGAAAAGCCTACACTGGGCAGTCTGTTCGATGGTCTAGGTGGTTTCCCTATGGTCTGGCAAAGAGCATACGGAGAGGGAACTGCACGGTGGGCAAGCGAAATCGAAAGCTTCTGCGTAGCTGTAACAAAAAGGAGATTTGGCGAAGAATGATTACTTGTTGTCTCAACTGCACATCACGCCACCAAGCCTGCCACGACACTTGCGAGAAGTACAAGGCAGAGAAGAAAGACTTCGAGGAACGCAAAGCGTTCGTGTATGAGCTGAACCACAGCCAGAGCGTATACCGCAGAGACTACGAGGATAAGCACCGGGAAAAGGGCAAGAAACGGTTTCTCGGAAGTGAATTTAGAGGTGAACGATAAATGGGAGCTTTCATTGCAAGACAACCTAATGGTCTGCTGTGCCGGTTTTCTTCGGTGGTCGATTGCATTACCGATTACAACATGACCGAAGAAGAATATATCGAAATGTGTGCAGAAAAAGCACGAAAAGAAGCACGAGATGTTCTTGACCATTATATTGAGCCGTTTGAGATTGTTGACAGGTGCTTTTTTCCGAACAACATGACAGTGGAAGAACATAAGCGAATTATGAAGGAAATGGAAAAGCCCGCTGACAAAGCAACTCATATTCCGTGAATTTGGAGGTAAACGAGGATGAATGAATGGAAAGATATAGTGAAAAATCCACCTCACAAATGGGACGGAGATTCGATGGGAAACATTTTAGTTTGGTATAGCAATACGGAACGTGCAGGAATTGTGAATATGACCCTTGCGGAGTCGTTTCCTGACAATATGCCGTTCTGGATGCCACTCCCAAAACGACCAAAGGACAACGAATGAACACCGGCAAACAGTTTGAAGCAGATTTCAAGGCGTCCGTCCCATCCGATGCGTGGTGCTACCGCCTGAAAGACAGCGCTGCCACCTACTACGGCGGCAACGAGAACCTGTCCTTTTCCATCGACAACATCTGTGACTTCCTTGTGTACCGATACCCAATGAACCACCTGTTTGAGCTGAAAACCATCGAAACGCCCTCTATCCCTCTGGAAAAGGTGTTCGGAAAGTACGACAAGGCAAAATGCAAATACCGCAAGGAAAAGCACATCACTGACATGGTGGAAGCAATGGGGTACGGCGGTCAGACCGCTCATGTGATAGTCAATTACAGGGCGGTCAACCGCACCTTTGCAATCCCTGCCAGCAAGGTTCTGGCGTTCCGTTACAACGAGAGCCGAAAGAGCATCCCTTGGCAGTGGGCAAAACAAGAGGGGATAGAGGTCAAAGCAAAAAGGCTACGTGTCCATTGGCGGTATGACGTGGATGGGCTGCTAAAGAGATTGGAGAAAGAGAATGAGATTCGATGATGTTGAGGTTGCGATTTGCGACCGATGCGGCGAATGCTTTTCGTGGCATGGCGAAGCAAACGGAATCCGAAAAGTAAAAATCAAAGAGCATGGCTATGAATGTTCGCCAGACAGGTCGTTTGTTCTTTGCCCCTCTTGCATGGCAAAGCTGAACGACTGGCTGAAAGGAGAACAAAAATGAGCAATCATCGTTTTATCTGCTTTGTAATAGCAACTGTGACGCTGACGCTTACACTGTTATTTACATCCTGTAGTTCAACATCTGCTGATGCTGAAACTAAAACTGAAACTGCTGACCACCCTTGCTACCATGTTACAGTCTATTCCCCGAAGATCGACCACGCGGGAAACGGCAGCGAACGGAATCCGAAGTATACCATCACCGTGGAGGAATTCGGTGAGCTGCTGCCTGACCCGAAGCTATCTGCTGAACGTGAGTATCAGCTGCTCCGCATCCCGCTGGAAGATGGACGCTTTGAGTTGGTGTCCACATCGTTAGTTGAAATTGAATACTACTGAAAGAGGTAAAACGATGCAAAAGAAAGTTTCAGACATTCTGCCAAAGACGGAAATCTTGGCACAGTTGGCAGAAGAAGCGTCCGAACTGGCACAGGCTGCGTTGAAGTTGCGCCGGGGCACTGGATGGTACGAACCCGACACCGAAGAGCGTGGCAGAGTGCGAAGCAGACCTGATTGAGGAATGGGCAGATGTTGATTTAAGCCTTCGGGTAGCACTTGGAACCGATTATTTTTACAAGTACAGAACCGAAGTGGAGGGAATCGAGTTAAAAAAGCTCGACCGCTGGCTCTCTCGCCTTGAAGAAAAGGAGAATAAAAATGGCTGAATATCATGTTGGATGCGGACTGTTTGGAAATGTCTACGCTGGGACTTATGCCCCACCCCGCAAGGACGGCTTACAGGCATGGCGTAACAAGTCAGATGTGACAAGCGAAGCTATCGAAGCGGTCATGGGGCATTTCATCACGGAAATGATGCGTGACAACAAGACCGAAATTCAAAAGGCATGGGAAGTCCGTGGTGGCAAAACGCTGAAAGTCACGTTTGAACTTTCCACCGACAAGGAGCAGTCAGATGAATAAGCACAGAAACCGCCCCTCGTCTGGCAAACAGGCAATGTCAACCAACCTCCGCAAAATCGCACGGCAGAACCAGTTGTACGGCTTCCGCATGGCTCTGGATGGTATCGCCGCTACATGGGGCGCACTGATTCAGAACCTTCGGTGCGATGCAGACCTGACCGATGAACAGGTGCAGAAAATCATCCGCATTGGTGACAGGTACTGGGAGATGGTCGGAAAGTTTAAAGAAGAGGACATGACCCCTGACGAGTTCGCAGATTACATCACCGCAAAGTCAGAACAGGTCGAAAAAGAGCTGAGAGAAAGGTGGAGCTAATGGCGGTATTATCACACAACCAGATTGACGCAGCGATATTCTCAGACCCGAACGAGAATCACATCGTAGAAGCAACTTACAAATGCTTGCTATGCTGGACTGAAGTTAAAATCATTGACATGAGATTTGCAACGGCAGTCGTAAACAAAGGAAGAAACCCAGTGTGCCCAATCTGCGGAGAGGACATGGAATGCGCTAATTACGAGGTGGTAGACCGTGACTGATAAGGAACAGCTTGCGATCGCACGGTTGCAGGACGCTGCAAGACTATCCGAGCATCGGTACAAGAAACCGCTCATGGTCACATATTCTGGCGGCAAGGATTCACAGGTGCTTGTTGCGTTGGCTGAACGTGCAGGAATCAACTTCGAGGTAGTCAACAGCCATACCACAGCAGATGCGCCGGAGACGGTCTATTTCATCCGTGAGCAGTTCAAGGCGATGGAAGAGCGTGGAATCAAATGTTCCATCGTCATGCCACAATACAAGGACAAGCCTGTGTCCATGTGGACGTTGATTCCGCAAAAGCTGATGCCGCCGACAAGACTTGTGAGATACTGCTGTGATGTTCTGAAGGAAAACACGGGAAAGAATCGCTTTATCGCCACAGGCGTTCGGTGGGCAGAATCTGCACGGCGCAAAAACAGTCGTGGCGTGATGGAAATGATGCACAAAGACCCTGCAAAAAGAATCATCTTGATGGGCGACAACGATGAAAAACGACAACTGTTTGAGACCTGCAACCTTAAAGGAAAGATGACAGTCAATCCTATTGTGGACTGGTATGACGATGATGTGTGGGACTACACACACAGCGAACACTTGCCCATCAATCCATTGTATTGCGAAGGGCAGAAGCGTGTTGGCTGCATCGGCTGTCCTATGGCCGGTAGGGGGGGCAGACAGCGCGAGTTTATGCGTTGGCCTGCTTACGAGAAAATGTACATCTCAGCGTTTGAACGAATGCTTGATGTCAGAAAAGCAAAAGGCTTACCGTGCGACTGGCAGACAGGTATGGACGTTTTTCGCTGGTGGATGGAAGATGACAACGTCAATGGTCAGTTGAGCATGGACGATTTGATGGAGGATAACAATGTTTGAATTTGCAACTCGCTGGCTGGTCTGCCTAGTCCTGCTGGCGGTGGTAGTTCAGTCCGAACGAACAATCAAGGAAATGGCAGACAACCTGTTTGAAAAACGGAAAGCAATGCTTGTCTGGCTGTTCGTTAACGTGTGTCTGGCCGTTTGTACGGCTGTTGTGATGGGGTGGAAATGATGGGAAACGAACTTTACTGCCCAATGAAGATGGCCAGCAATCCGCTTGGTCGGTGCGTATGCGAGAAAGAAAAGTGCGCTTGGTGGATGTCAAACGAAAACTGTTGTGCCATCCTCAATATGTCAAAAGCCTTAGATTACATGGGCGATAGACTTGTTCACTATTAAACCGAAACGAGGTGATAACTCTTGGCAACACCCCCGAAGCGTGGTCGTGGCAGACCGCCGCTGACCGAAGCTGAAAAGAAAAAGCGTGAGAAGCGGGCGCAAAAGGCGAAAGAAGAAGCCGCTGCGAAGCGTGAGAAAGAGCGAGAGAAGAAAAAACAGCAGATGCTTAATAAGCGGAAATCTATCCGCTCACAGGTGAGTAAAAAGGTGAAAGAACAACAGGAGTCGGCAATCACGAGGTCTAAGATGCTGAATACAGGAGATTTGCAGTCGAGAATCGGTGATGAAGAGGACAAGAAGGTTATCGGCATGATTGCAGCCAAGTATTTTGGCGACCTTCCGAGCGTTGACATGAACAACCCGATTGAAGTACAGCAACGCCTTGATTTCTTCTTTGACGCTTGCATCAAAGCTAGAATCTCCCCTGTGGTGGAATGGATTGCACTGGTGCTGGGCATCGAATGGGTGAGCCTGAAGCAGATTATGGCGGGCAAGCGCCGTGACGACAGCTTGCAGCAGAAGTACATCCTCAAACTGATTCTGCAAATGCAGTCCATGTGGGCGTACAACGGTATGTACGGTCAGGAGAACCCGGCAGAGTGGATTTTCCGAGCCAAGAACTACTTTGGTATGCGTGACAACGTGGAAGTCACCGTTGCGCCGCCTGAACAACCGTTGGGCGATGCTCAGAGCGCAGAGCAGTTGGCACAGAAGTACCAGACGGCTTTGCCGAAGGGGATTGACGTGGAGTACAGAGAGGTGGAGAAAAATGAAACAACGGTTGGTTGACTTCTCCGACCCGATTCTTTCAGCGGCGCTGTTTATCTTGCTTAAAGACCGCGCTACCGGCAAAAACATCATCTGGGCAACAGAGCCACCGCCTGAACTGGACGCAGGCTTTGCGGATGAAATCACATTAGAACAAATCAAGAAGTGCCCACCAGTGCCACGAGTTCTCAAGCGTCTGGATGAGCAGAAGCAAAGAACCAAAGCAAAAGCAGAGGTTTTCACTCCTTCTTGGGTCTGCGAAAAGATGATAGACATGGGCGAAGAAAACGGTGCGATGCCCGATATGAAGAAAGAGCCCATCAAGTACATCCATTCGACAGTCCTTGAAATCACCTGCGGAGAAGCACCATTCCTCGTGAACCGATACGACACGGTAACAGGCAAAAAGATTCCAGTACCAAAACGGAAAGGACTATTTGATCGCAAACTGAAATGTGTAAACAACTGGTTTGATTGGAATGTCTGGACATGGCACGATGTGGCAGAGGACGCAGCGACGACTACATACGGCTATGAGTGGCAGGGTGACAGCCTGTTGCTTGCAAGAGCAAATATGCTCCTGACATGGCGAGAGAACTTTAAGTGGCTGTTTGGCATAGAGCCTGACGCTGGGAAGGTTCGCGAGATGGCTTCTATCATCTCATGGAACGTCTGGCAGATGGATGGTCTAAAAAAGACCGTACCCGGCACGGACATTCCGTGCAAAATCAAAGACTGGAAAGCCGACAAAGAAATCCTGTTTAAGAATGTTGGGGAGAACGAGCAATGAAAATCATTACATATCCTGACGGTCGTTCAGAACAGGTTGGAACGCCATTAGAACTAGCGCAGTTTATGCTTGGCTTGATTGAATATCAAACTATGCAGAAGTTCAAGAATCTGATTGATTCTATCCCACAGCAGATTGAACCACAGCAGATTGAAAGCCCAAATAAAAAACGCGCATCTAAAAAGAAAGCAGGCAAATCTAATGCAGACTGACAGAGGAATTTACCACAAGCGAGTATGTGACCGCTGCGGAGCAGTTCTTGACGGCAGGATGATGAACCCTGACGAATACTTCAAGGACTGGGCGTGGCGCAGGGACACAGGCGACCTTTGCCCGGAGTGCTATGCAGAGTATAAACGAGTGATCGGGCGGTTCAACAGGGGAAAGAGAGGGCAGAGATAATGGACATTTACTGTACCACCGAACACTGCTCTTGCATGGGCATTAAGCAGTTCTCTGCTGGCAAGGCTATCCGATGCACAGCAGAATCCTGTGAGAACAAATCTGAGCCGACCTGTGGCTCTTGCAAATGGTACGCAGAGCCGGAGGGCGTGTGCGTAAACGACCAGTCAGAACACGTTGCAGACTTCGTATGGGATGAACGTGGATGCAAGGAATGGGAGAAAAAAGAGAATGAGTAATCTTGGGAATGCGTTGATTGTGGTTTTAGCTTCTTTTCTGGTTGGAATATTTATATGTGGGATAGCATATCTCATTGAAAAAATTTTGATATGGGATATATTTTTGAACAAAATTTCCGATGAAAAGATAAAGGTTCTTGCAGATGCAATTCTCCACGTTTTTATTTTTTTGACTGGGTTTGTGGTTTTATATACGATGTACAAGGCGGGGGTATAAAAATGACAACAGGGGAGAAAATCAAGAAACGCAGGCTTGAACTCGGTATCACGCAGAAAGATGTTGCGAAGATGATCGGAACGACCGGTGCGTATGTCAGTGCCGTTGAAAAGCAAAAGCGTAGCGTAAAAAAGGAAACGCGACTGACAAAGTTTGCGGAAGCCCTTAAATGCAGCGTTGATGATTTAAGGTCAGATGTTCCTAAAGGTATGGTAGACCCCGCCAATGACGACTTCGGAGCGGTCTGCAACTGCGCTGTCCGCTACTGCTTGGGCAGACGGTCATATATGCTTAGTCTTGTTTGCGGATACATCACACCGCTTCTGCCGGAGCTGACCGGCAAGACACTTGATTGCTTTGAACGTGACATTACAGAACGTAAGCGTACAGAGTTCGACTTTGGAGATTCCTGCGACTATGAGACGTGGGATACGTTCTACAAGGCGGTTTGTAAGGAGATTGAAGGGAGAAAGGGCGATGGAAACCAGACCAATTGATGCCAATGCACTACGGAAGCGTATCGAAGAATGGATGCAGGAATTAGAGCAAGAATTTACTGTCGAGTACGCCTACATGGGCTATGCGCTAGACGATGTGCTTGATTACATCGACACTGCGCCAACAATCGAGGTGAAGGGCAATGGCTAACACACTCTGGCATCCAGTAAGCGAACAGCCACGAGAGCGGACGCATCCTTTGTTGCTTGCGACTAAAACAACGTGGCGTGATAAAGATGGAAAAATGTTGCAAGGAATCTCGCCAACAGTATACTTTATCGGCTGTTACGCAGACGGTCAGTTCTGGGATGAGATAGGCGAGAGACTGCCGAAAGATGTAACGGTGACGCATTGGATGGCGTTTCCGATGGTATGAGGTGATGAGCATGAGTGATTGGATTAGTGTCAAGGATAGATTGCCCAATGTTCCGAAAAACGATTTTGCCAGTGATTATGTTCTGGTTCACGACAAAAAAGCTGGTGACTGGGTAGCCTATTATGATGCAAACGGTGGTTGGTGTGAAGCAAGAGAGTGCATCCAATTCAAAAATGTTACACATTGGATGCCTATGCCTGAACCGCCTACGGAGGACTAAAGATGGATGGATTTGAAGCGTTAACAGAAGCGATGAACCGATGTGCTGCATCAGCTGAACATTTTGCAAATGCTGTCAGACAGTCCGAAACGCAGTGCGGTTACATCAAGCAGAAGCACAATCGACCTGTATACCGTAAAGGCGCAAAGCTACATGAAGGTTATAAACGAATTATGAGAACGAGAGAGGGATTTAGAAAGTGAAAAAGCTTAAATTTCCTGAGGATTTCTTTGCGTATGACAACCCGGACTGCCCCGATAAGGACATTGAAAAAGCCGTGAACAGAATGAAGAACTGGATGAAGGGCGAGACCTACAAGAGCAACCCTTGGTTCTTTATGGCTGCTGGCAACTATCTGATTGTCGGTCTGATTGCTGAGGATGGGCAGAAAACAATCTACGTTGCACGGCAGTATTATGAGATAGTCAACATTCCGGGCGAAGGCTGGCTGCGTGAATCTGGCAAAGAATGCCCGTTTTGAGGAGGGTTAAAGATGGAAGAACTTAAGAGATGCCCGTTTTGCGGGTCTATTCCGACGCTGTATCACGATGGATTGCATCAAGTGGATTCAAAGAGAAGATACCACACAACATGGATGATTCTGTGTGAAAAGTGTCATAATGCATCAATGAGCAATAGCGCTTACTATAGCTTTGATGAAGATGGCGTTTTGTCACCGTATGACGAAAAAGACGGACGACAAGAAATCATCAGCCGGTGGAACAGCCGTTACAAAGAGGATTGAGTATGGAGCAGGAACACAAGCCGAGAACATCAATGATTCTTCTGTTGGAACACGTTCATGCGATGGACGAGCTGACAGACGAGGAATTTGGAGCATTCATCCGCAACTACGCGCAGTATGTTGAGACTGGACTTGAGCCAGCATACGACAACGACCGTGCTATGCGGATGCTCTGGAAAGTCGTTAAAGCGTTTGATGATATGAACGTGCAGAAGATGGAAGAACGTGATAAGCGTAGACGAGAAGCAAACAAGAAAAATATAAACAAGCGTTGGAACGATAAAAAATGCGAAAGCATACCAATGGTATCACAGGATACGAATGGTATAAATGGTATACCAAACATACCAACTGATACGAATGGTAGCTTATCTGTATCTGATTCTGTATCTGAATCTGATAAAAAAGAAAAATGTGAAAAGAAAAATACCAACGAAGTCAAACGCTTCAAAGCTCCGACTATCGAGCAAGCCAAAGAATACTTTTCCGAGAAGGGCTACATGGAAGCGGAAGCAGAGCGGTTTGTTGACCACTTCACGGCAAATGGCTGGAAAGTCGGCAAATCGCCTATGAAGGACTGGAAAGCTGCTGCACGGAACTGGATGCGTAACGTAAAGGACTGGAACGGTGGCTATCAGCAGACAATGGCTGAATTGCCTGATGAGGGAGACTTTCTGCGGTGAATATTGAAAATCAGACCCAATACATCCTACTGGGGGCAGTCCTCACGTTCTCGGAATACGCTGATGTGCTGCAAGACCTTAAAATCGACGATTTTTGCCCTGAACTGCATGATACATTCGCTGCCATTCGCGGCTATTGGGAACACAACGACAAGTGGAACCCGGTAGAAGTCATGGGGCGGTACGACAACTGCAAGAAAGCAATGGGTGAATGTCTTGATGCCTTTGGCGCAGAGTTCATCCGAAACGTCACCCATGACATGATGCTTGGATGGGCGAGGATCGTCAAGGAACAGGCAGCATTATCCAGAGCCAGAGAGATTGCATTCAAAATCGTTGATGGCTCGACCAGATACGCAGACCTCACGGGCATTTATGAGCAGCTAGGCGAAGCAATCAATCTGCACACCGAGAGAAGCGACTTCATACCCATGTGTGACGGCATAGACAATTACATCCGCAAGCTGGATGATAAGCCAGAGTATATCAGCACAGGGCTTAGAGTGCTGGATAACAACTTGCATCTTGTGCCGGGAAACTTCGTTGTGATCGGCGGTAGACCGTCTGCTGGCAAGACCGCTCTGTCCCTGCAACTTGCCTGTGAAATAGCCAAGAACGGACGTAAGGTGGCGTACTTCAGCTTAGAGACCGACCCCGATACCCTCTACGCTCGCGTCATCGCAAACCAGCTAGGCGTACCGCTACATACGGTCAAAAACAAGACCGTCAGCATTAACGAGCTTGACAGACTGGCAGCCATCAAGAAATATCCGCTGTTCGTCCGTTCTGCCGCTGGTAAGAGTGTTGGGTGGATTAGAACGCAGTCCATCAGGATGCAAGCCAAAGTGGTTTTCATCGACTATTTGCAGCTTATCCATCAAGCCGGAGCGAAAGACCGATACAGTGCCGTCACGGAAATCAGCATGGCACTGCATGAGTTTGCACAGTCCACAGGAACGCTAGTGGTAGCACTTGCACAGCTCAATCGAGAGACCGCAAGAGCAGGCATTCCACCGACTGCCGCAGACTTGCGAGAATCCGGGCAAATCGAGCAGGACGCAGATGCAATCATTTTGCTGGCACAGAAAGTGAAAACGCAAAAGAGACCAGAAGAGCATTATCACTTTGCGCTTGAAAAGAACAAAGAGGGCAACGTGGGGTCATTGGACATCACGTTCCAGATGGAAACGCAGCAGTTCAAAGAATGCGTGTGGATGTAATGAGAGGAGAATAAACATGAAATACCGCAAGAAGCCAGTTGTTATCGAAGCATTCAAGCTCAATGCACGAGGCCTTGTTGGAGAAGATTGGTTCTGGGATGCAGTAAGTAGCAATGATATTATTACGCATGACTTCGGAAAGTTTCACGATGACCCTGCGTGGTGCGAGATTAAAACGCTTGAAGGGACTATGGTTGCGAGGACTGGCGATTATATCATTCGTGGCGTAAATGGCGAAATCTACCCGTGTAAACCTGACATTTTCGAGAAAACATACGAAGCGATTGAGTGATAGTGACCTAGCATTGCTTCTGCGCTCGTATCGTCACAGTAGAATAGGCAAGAAAAACAGATAACATGGTCTAGGCGATAAAGTTACCGTCTGAACCCCATAAATATTTTTCGTCAATCAACAAACGGAGGAAAACGATTATGAACATCACTCGACTGGAACAAGAGACCATCGTCAACTTCAATGCAGCGGAAGATGCTGCATCGGTTTATACCGCTGACCCGGTGTATATGCGCAAGCTGGACAAGCTGTGTGAGCGCGAGCCTGCATCGTACAAGCTGGTCAAGCAGGACAAGGACGGCAAGTGGTATGAGATGCCAAAACGCCTTGTGCGGTTTGCAACCACAAGAATTATGACGGATGAGCAGAAGGAAGCAGCATCAGAGCGTATGCGCAAGATGCAAGCAGACAGTAGAATTCAAATCTCCGCTATAATCACCAATTAACAAACGGAATGAAAAGCATGGAATGGTGTCAGGTGGTAAAACTACCCTCTGCGACTATTCCGTGCTTTTTTCGTCTGGTATTTATCGAGAGAAAACGGCAAGGTCTGATTTTGAGTAGGAACCGCCTCGATCGAGTAGCGTTTGGGCTGATATGGCTACGACTATCGGCAAGATGCGTTTGCATGCAAATAGATGCAATAATTGCATACCAAGCGATACGAATCGTACCAGTTGATACGAATGGTATGCGTTGGTATCATGGTATACTAATCTTCCCCCCTTTCTTCCCCCTCTTTCCCCTACAACCCCTATTACCCCCTATAATCCCCCTAACTCCCCCCTCAAACAAATAAATTGTTTGAGGCCCCCACGCCAAAATGGTGCGACAACTGCAACAACTAAAAACAACAACCAAGCGTTTTACAAAGGTTCTTTCTCCCTACAACCCTCTATCTCCAAAGCTACACCCTTAGCCAGCAGAGTAGACCGTAGGCGAGAACAGGCGTGAGGCTCGGACTGGTGGATGGTCTGCGACTATTCCAGACATGGAGAATTGATTTCATTTTGTAGTCGGCTTTATATGTAGAAATGTTGCACTAACTATTCATAGCGAAGCACTATGGATTTGATGAAATACCATAGTGCTATACTGGGAATTAAATCGAGCAGGAACAGACCGAATTGAATGGTACTAGTTATTATACGAAATAATCCGTGATTATCGGGAGTAACTATATCTGTATACTATAATAAGTACGGTTATTATACGAAATAGATATAACTAGTGGAAGAATAAATTATGCGAAATTGGGACAAGAGGTGATTTTGGGAGGGGTCGGACTACTTAGCGACTATCGCACCTCTCTTTCTCTAAAAGGCGAACGACTATTTCACACAAAAAATACACGACTATTTGACGAAGATTCGTAAGAAAACGCTGCGACTATTACTCTGCGACTATCAGCGGACTGCTCGTTACTATACGATATATAGGACTTTCAAAGAGCGGTCATCTGACGACTTTACGACTATTCCACGACTATTTTATCGGAGAAACTACGACTATTGCTAACCTCTATTAGCTATCGGGCGAAAGCCCGAAAGAGATACGGCGGTAGCCGTCAATGGTTCCGCGCCCCCTGCCGCTGGACTGCCCCGCCTGTTGGTGGGTGCCAGATCGCAAGCCGCCGGGTTGACCCTGTACAGATGGAGACGCTGACCCCTCAGCGGGTGCGCCGGGTCTGTACTGCTGACACGCTGCCAGCACTTGCCAGCAATCCACAGACGGCAGCAGCTGACCCCGCCTGGCTGGCATGAATCCACAACAGGGGCGCACCCGTGCCTTTATATACATTATTATAATAGGGCGGCTGTGTTGACCTGTACAGCGTCCGGTGCGGCGTTGGTATCTGGTATGCGCTGGAGGCGCTGTGATACGCTCTAGCGTGGTACAGGCGGTATTATAGCCGCTTGTGTCGGTCTAGTATCGCAGGTGGTGGAATGGGTAAAATCACAGGAAATGCCACCGTAAAGCCCTGCACGCTGTTTTGCGGCGTGGGCGGTATAGTTGCATGGACGGCGCAAAACTCGCTGTAAACGCTTGTATTGGGCTGAATTATAGCAGGGCAAAAGAAAAGCCCCGCCAGCGTGGGCGGGGTAAAATTATTGTTTATAAATTAGATTTTGTATTTATCAAAAAGTGCTTTCATTTCGTCGTCGTCGTATTTTGTCAGCTGGTTATACCACTCATCATAGGAAACGTGATATGTGATACTGGGAAGGTCTTTTTTCTTGTAGCCTGCAAAATTGAAATTTTGATAGCTTTCTAAACTGTCGAATTTGTCGAAGCGGGAAGCGGGACGGGGGCCGATATCATCACCCCAGTAAAAGTATACTGCATTGCCGATTTTGACGGCTGCCCCATCGCCACGCCTGATAAGGTATGCAAAAATCTTTTCTTCATCGGCTGACATTTTGCGGAAAAATTCGTTAAAACCTTCAATAACCTTCATTTTATACGCTCCTTTCTTGTGTGGGCTTGCTGCTGCTAGTATATCATACTGCAAGCCCCATTAACAGGACTTGCAAAAATATTTTGGCTTTTCGGGCTGGGGCGGGGTTGCTTTACGGTGCAGCCCCGCTAAAGTGTCCGATCTGGTCATTTACTGGCCTTAAAAAGCGCCGAAAAGAACCAGAAGAAAAACAGGATACAGGAAAATATCATTTTGAAAAAATCTCCTCCTTGATATTAAATGCCACGCTATAAAGGGCGTAATATTCGCAATGCGACAAAAGCCCGGCGTTATACTTGTCTGTGATGTCACATTCAAGCCGCTGCGCCTGAATGCTATTGCGAGTTTTGGCACAGTCGGCCAACTCTAACAAAATGTTGTCAAAAATAGTCATCATTCTCACCCCCTCCATTATACCACGCTAAAGCGCTTGTAGCTGGTCTTTTTGCTACATTCGGCGTAAATATCCGGGTGCGCGGCCTGCAATAGCTTGCTATCAAGTCGGACGCTCTGCACGTCCTTATACATCACTTTGCAAGCGCCTGCGACAACCTCCGGCGCTCCCTGCATCATGGCGATGATCTCATCTCGCAAACTGTCCCGCATCTGCTCCGCTTGCTCTGCCAGCCGCTTATATTCGCGGTACTCGTTGCACTTCTGTTCTAAGTCTGTCATTTTTTAGCCCTCCTTATTAGCTGTTGAGAAATGCGATCACAACGAGTGCGCCGGAGATCATGCCGCCGATGTACCAGAGGGCGGCCCACTGGGTTGCATCAAGTGCAATCATATCACTGCACCCCCTTGCAATACAGGCCATTGGTGCGGCAGATTGTGCGGATACGGTTGCAAGCCTGGTACAGTGCGCGGGCTTGCACGTCGAGCCACGTTTCCCGGCTGTTGGGGTTGTTCATGCCGTTATCGGTGCGCTTGAGTTCGGACGGGGTGCAGACGCGGGCGGCAATATCGGCATCATAGCAGATGGAGCAACCGCCGTTGCTGTACTGCTCCCAGCAGCTTGCACCGTTGAGCGCCCACCGCTCAAGCTCTGCACCGTCAAGGGGCAAGCGCTCCATATTGTCCGCACCCTCCTGCACATCCTCCAGCAGGTCGAGAGCGTACAACGTGACGGCCTTGTCCCATGCGCTGCGATCGTGGCGGGCGTTGAGTTCGGCGCGGATGGTATCGGTAAGTGTGGTATAATCATGGGTGACAGTCTGGGGCTGTTCTGCGGTAAGGTCAATGATGGTCGTTGCAGCCGCTGCGGAAATGGTGTTGACCTGTGCGGCGTTAAGTTCGATGATTTCGCGGACGTTCTGACCTGTAAAGTGGGCCTTTATGGTTTCGATGTTTTCGGCAATCGCAACGGTCGAGATGTATTCATCGCTTCGCTCGGTGATAACGTGGTAATACTTTTTCATGGTTTTGGCCTCCTGTTTTGGTTCAATGTGGTTGTACTCATTTATTTCTGAGCTTGTCTATATTATATCATTTATATCTGAGTAGTCAAGAGCTTTGCACAAAAAATACAGATATAAATGAGTATAAATATAGCGTCCGAAATTGTACACTTTGCCGGACACATTGCCCGCCCTCCACCGCCCTGCCGCCGGTACGATCTACCCGGCGCGGCCTGTCTGGTATAGGGTGCAGACCGGTGCAGCGTGTTCACGTCCGGGCGTGTGTGCCTTGCCTTGCATGGTCTACCCTGAATCTGGCGCGGCCTGAGCTGCTGCCTGTCGTGCGCAGCCGTTCCGGGTGCGCTGGGGGCTGGGGTCTCCACCGGCGGGGTATACAGGGAGCGCCGGGGGTGGGGCAGGTGAGTCCCGTCACCACCGAAAAAATAAAAAAGGCTCAAAAAATCACCCCCCCCCATCGTCAATCTCAAAAATTCCGCGCAAAAACAAAAAGACCCCTACAAAGGGTCTGTGTTCTGTGCTATACTTGCCTTAGAAGCCTTGAAAGGGAGGAATCCACAAAAATGTACGCCTTATTTGGAATGATTGCTCTGGTTGCAACGCCTGTGTTTGGAGCGCTGTGTCTTTACAACAAAGCAACGCATAAGAAAGACAATCGGATGTTAATTGCTTTCTTTGCATCATTTGCAGTTCTTGTTATATGTTTGGCTGTAACACCAGAGCCATCACATAATGAATCGGCAAGCTCCGGCGTTACATCTTCCTCCGCCAAGTCTACGGCAACGGAACTGGATGGTAGCTCTATTGAGGAAGTTTCCGAAAGCTCAGCAAGTAGCACTCCGGCATCTCAAAAAGCGGCATCCGAATCTGAACAGCCTATAAGTTCTGAACCTGCAAGCAGTGAGCGGGTGGCATCCAGTGCTTCTTCGCATAACCCGGATGATGATATTCCAACGCTTGATTTGGATGACTATGCAAAACAGGCGGCGGACAACGCTGTAAAGGCAAAAGACAAATACGCTGGCAAGCAATATAAGGTGACATATCAAGTCAACAGTGTATCAGACGCAATGATTAAGTTAGATAATCCGTACACTGTTATGTTCAGCGTGAATTTCATTACTTCTCACAGCATTGGTTATACCGTTTATATGGCTGGATTCCCGGAAAACGAAAGAGATAAAATTTCTAATCTTTCTCCCGGACAGACCATTACATTTGTTGGAGACTTTGATGGCAACAAATTCACTGACTGCCGATTTATAGTTCCGTAAATAAAAAGCCAGCGGCTAGATGCTCTCTAACCACTGGCTTTTCTTATAGGCTGTTTACTTCACGATTTTATCGTGATAGGGATGGTACTCAACATTGGGCAAGGGCATCCAATACTTCACATCGTGCATGATGCACTTGTTGCCCCGGAGCAGAACTGGCTCGATCTCGCCGTTTTCGTCCGGTTCAAAGGAAAGCTGACCGCTATCGACAACCTTTCCGTCACAAGCGATAACAGGCTCGTGGACGCACTCGCCGTAGTCAACGGTGCGCCAGAGCTTCAGCATGGTCTCGAAAGCGTAGTTAAGGTATTTCCCCATATCCTGAATCTTATCTGCGGTAAGCATAGTTGTTCTCCTTTCACATGGGCATCTGGGTCTGACCGTTCGTGACCTGAACCAACATAACGGAGTTTGCACACGGTCTCCACTTCTTGATGTACTCGACAGCTTCATCAAACCGCTTCTTCGGCACGTTGTTTCGACTGTTCACGTTGAACCAGTCCTGAATGTCCCGGTTGCATTCCATAAACAGCTTCTGAGAGACGCTGCGGCTCTTGTAGGCCGGGCTGTCCATGCCGCCAAGAGCGTTGATGACCACCGTGTTCACGACACGTTTCAATACACGCTGCTGGTTGTAGTCGATGGTCATAGTATTCTCAAGAGCGGAAATACGTTGCTCCTGTTTCATGGTGCGTTGGTCAATCACAAGGATTGCTTGCAGTTCCTTAGAAAGCCCTGCGAACTGGTTGACGGACACGTTTTTCTCAAGGTCAATCAGCTTCTGGCGAATCTCCATGCCCTCAGGTGTCCGCTGAATCATTGCAATGTGCTTTGCCATGTCCAGCTTGATGATGTGGTCGATTTGAACCTGTGGCATTTTACGCCCATCTTCACGGTGAACATTTTTGTTCTCCGTGAAATAGTCCGTGCCATCGACAAACCCGTATTCCACCATACGGGGAAACCAGATGTGATAAGGGGTCTTGATTTTGAGCTTTTCGTGCAGTTCCCGCCCCAGGACTACCTTTTCGCCGGTGTCTGTGTCATACACAGGGATAACATCTTCGGAAAAGATTCGGATGGTTTCGAGATTATTATTCATAGAAATTTGACCTTTCTATCTTGCGAGAGCAGGCCATCTCTGGTATAATAACCCAAAGAGGGTCTATACTCTCTGAGTGTTTCATAAGACGTTCGCTGTGGCTGCCAAACTTTAGCGAGCGTCTTATTCTTTTTCATCGGGCATGGGGTACTTCTCAAGGTAGGCATCGCGGACGGCCTGTGACAGCGATACGCGGCACTTCTTGCAGTGCTCCACCAGCAACTCATACTGACGATCAGTGAAGCCAACGGCTACCTGATGGCGGTATGCTTCGATGTAAGGACTTCTTGCCATGTTCTTATCTCCTTTCTTTGAGGTGCATTAAGTGTAATCGCAAAATGTAGTAAAGTCAAGCGGAAATAGACCCACGAAACACTACATTTAGTGTTCGTTCATCTTGACAAACCACTTTCTACGTTTTGCACAAAACTCAGCCATTATTTTTGGCTGCTCCCGCTTCGTACCCTGCCCGGTAGTTCAGTTCGGACAGCTTACCCAGCGCTTTTGCGTACTCCCTATCCTCGCTGGTTGGCTCTTTGCCGTGTGCGAGTGTTTTCAGAAATTCTTCGGTTGTCGTGGGAAAGTTCATGTTTTTTTGCTCCTTTCTATTGCAGAAGCGGTCTGCTTCTGCTATAATAATTGACAGAAACCGAGACTGCGCCCTTGGTTGCGCAGCTTCTGTTTTGTGGTGGAATAGGTCATCAGTGCAACTTTGGTCGGTGGTGCTGATGGCCTATTTTTTATGCCACAAAGGATAAATCTGCCATTGTTGGCTGATTCATCGTGTGTTCTGCTGTCTTAGATTATAGACGCTTGGTATATAGTTGTCAACAGCCCAATTTGTATAATTTGTATGTTAAAACACGTTTTAGTGTACATTTTTGATGGCGGTTTTGACACTTTAATGTGTTAGAATTGGGACGGAAATTTATAGTAAAACTTGATAATACGATAATTATACAAGCTGTAAACTAACACAAAAAAGTGTTGATGGAAAAGTGACCCTATTGATAGTAAACATTTATTTTTTTACTCTTGACAGTCACATATATCTGAGCTATAATTGATTCAGAGAAAGGAAGATGCAAAATGAGGGCAGGAGAAATTGTTTCTGAAATCATGAAATCTCAAAATGTCAAGGTTTCGGATATGTGCTACAAACTAAAAATCAAATCGAATGTTTTTTGCAATCGGCTTGTTCAAAAAAACATGAGTGTGAAAGTTTTAGACGAAATGCTGAGAATCCTTGATTATAAAATTATGGTGGTTCCTAGAGGAACTAAAGTTGATGGCGGATATGATGTTGAGTAAAACGAATTGAGCGGAGGTATGATATGCAGTACTTCTTAGCTAGAGTGTCTAGTAAGGAGCAAAGCCTTGCAAGACAGCTTAAAATCGCACGAGATCGGTTCGACATCCCGGACGAGAATGTATTTTGTGATAAAATGACAGGAAGTAGCTTTGATCGTCCGCAATATAAACGATTGAAAGAGACTGTTAAGGCTGGGGATGAGGTCATTGTTAAGGAATTTGACCGATTCGGGCGTGACAAAGACGAGATGAAGCGAGAACTTCAGTGGTTCAAAGAAAAAGGCGTGATTGTTCGCATCCTTGACATTCCAACTACGCTGATTGACTTCCAAGACCAGACATGGGTGTTGGAAATGGTGAACAACATCCTTATTGAAGTTTTGGGCGCAGTAGCTGAACAGGAGCGCAAGAAAACCAAGCAACGTCAGGCAGAGGGCATAGCTGCCATGCCTATTGTTGATGGCAAGAGAGTTTCGGTTAGAACAGGCCGTAGCTTTGGCAGACAGGAAAAGCAAGTTGACGAGCAGCAGTTTGAAAGCCTATTAGAGCAACAGCAAAAAGGCAAAATTACCGTAAAAGAGTGCTGCAAGCAGCTTGGCATCGGGAAATCCACTTGGTATGAGCGTGTCGAAAGATACGCAAATAAAAATAAATGAAGATGAAGGTCTCTGACTGGGAGCAGATTATGATTGAACTGCAAATGAACGGTTTCATTCGCGGTTTGGTCTACACGCAAGACTTGACGAACAAGTTCCCGCATATTGTAGAGCCGATTCACCCGCAGATTACCTTGAAAGGCATGGAGTATCTCTCCGAAAACAGCATAATGAAGAAGGTAGAAAAAGGGTTAGAAACGGTCGGGCAGTTCTTTTAATTGATTTTGAGAAATAAAATTTCTGAAATCGCATTATAAAACCGAATATTTGATTTTTGTGCAGTTGTAGGCACTCTTTACATTTTCAGGTAGGGGGTGCCTATTTTTTTATGCAGCCAAAGCAGTGTATCGCCATCATCGACAGCATCAAAATGTATGCAAAGCAGAATCCGACCGAAGCGCAAGTCTATGAGGACTGGTTTCAGGCGGTGGTGAACCTGAGAGATGCCCTTTCGCAAGACAAGCGGTTTGATGCCTACAAATACTCTGGCGAGCTGCGTTCCGTCTGTGCAGCCATGATGGGCAAGATGAAAACAGGCGAGGACGTGGCGAAGGTCTATGACATTATCAGCCGGACGTACCTGTTTGAAGCAAAAGACGTGTTTGATAGCTATTGCATCTACCTTGAATGGAACCGTGCGCCGGAGAAGAAGTTCTATCAGCCGAGACGCAAGGTTCTGAAAGTGCTGGCAGATGACCTAGAGGACTTGTTTTATAAGCGGATTGACTTCTTGGGAGTTAGTCTACCCGCTCGCGTCGGAAAATCGACGCTATGTATTTTTTTCATCACATGGCTGATGGGCAACCGCCCTGACGTTGCATCGGTTATGAGCGGACATTCCGACAAGCTGACAAACGGCTTCTATGGTGAAGTGCTGTCCATCATCACCGACCCTGTGACCTACAACTGGGGCAAAATCTTTCCTGACGTTCAGCTTGTGGACAAAAGCGCAAAGGACGAAAGCGTTGACCTGAACCGAAAGAAGCGCTTCCCCACCCTAACTTGTCGCTCCATCGGCGGCACGCTGACTGGTGCTGTTGAAATCGGCGAGGGCGGCGTTCTGTACAGCGATGACTTGATTGAGGACTTGGAGGAAAGCCTGAACGTTGAGCGTCTGAACAACAAGTACGATGCCTATTTGAACCAGCTGAAAGACCGTAAAAAGCAAGGCGCATTAGAGCTTATGGTCGGCACACGCTGGAACGTGCTTGACCCTCTGGGACGCATTCAGAACCAGTATGCAGACAACCCGAAGTACCGATTCCGGGTGATTCCTGCGGTGGACGAGAACGGACACAGCAACTTCAATTATGACTATGGCGTTGGGTTTGACGATGCCTACTACGCCGACATGAAAGCCAGCATTGATGATGCAACATGGTGGGCAAAGTACATGGGAAAGCCCTATGTGCGTGAAGGTCTACTGTTCCCTGCCGATGAACTGCGGTATTTCAACGGCGTTCTGCCTGACGGAGAGCCTGATCGCAAGCTAATGGTCATGGATATTGCATGGGGCGGCGGCGACTTCACCGCCTGTCCTATCGCCTATGTGTACGGAGATGCTGTGTTCATTCCAGACCTTGTGTTCAATAATGGCGACAAGACCGTGACCAGACCGGAGGTCGTGGGCAAAATCATCCAGCACAAAATCAACGTGGTGCGTGGCGAAGCCAACAACGGCGGTGACGAATACTGTGATGTGGTGGACAGCCAGCTTCGGCAGCAGGGCTATCACTGTTCCGTCCGCAGCCAACGTGCGCCAAGTGGCCAAAGCAAGCTGTCAAGAATTATCCAGTATGCGCCGGACATCAAACGGTTTTACTTCCTTGACGAAAAACACCAGTCGAAAGAGTACAAAGCATTCATGGAACAGGTGACGATGTTCACGCAGCTTGGCAAAGTTCCGCACGATGATGCACCGGATAGTCTGGCACAGCTTGCTGATGAACTTTACAACGGAATCAGTAAAATTGAGCCTGTCAAGAGGCCATTTTGATTAAAAACACAATATATTGTGTTCGCTGGGTCTATTTATTTGATTTCACCACTTGACAAGGCTTATAATGTACACAGGAAGTTTTGCGGCTTCCCTTAAAGGAATAGCTTGCACGCGGGGTTTTGTCATTTTTACTCGCGTGCGTGTCAACAAGCATATTCCTTCTTTCACCGGTGGAGGTTTTCTCACTCTTTCGCCTTCACCGGACTTTATATGTTGCGTTTCCAATTGTAAGGGGAATGCCAGCCTGTCTCCCCCACGGCTGGCAAGCAACGGTTCGATTCCGTTACGCAGCACAACCAACTACCTAGCTTTGCATGGACTTATTCTCCAAAACCTCCACCGCTATTCCCGGCTCTCGATGTGATGTTTAGGCATGACATTGCAAAGAGCAGCGGTTAACCAATCAAGCCGGGTTTCTATGTTGCATTAGCTCAGTCAGGCTAGAGCATCCGGCTCATAACCGGACATACATTGGTTCAAATCCATTATGCAGCACCAAAATTGCAGCCAACCCGTTGACTGTCCGTCAAACTGAATGTAAAGGCTGCAATGGTTTTCTTCGGGCGAAGAATAGCACGGCTGGAAGTGCGAACAGTTTCCCAGTAGCTTCTGACAGGTCTGTGCTCAACAGCCTGTTTCCAGAAATTCAACGAAAGGAGCACAGATGGTAGCAAAAGTACGATGCAAGCGTCCTCGAAAAGACGCAAATGGCAATCCGTGTGATTGCGGACGTTATCTTGGCGAAGTAGAAGGTAAGTTCTCCCTTCTGTGTCCTCTTTGCCATTGGATTACAATTGGAGATTCTAACCTTCCAAAAGATACATGGGTCTCCGTACCAAAGTTTAAAAACTGAATAGCTTTTGAAGCGCAGTTGTAAGCGCAGTGAGATAGACCTTAACAGGTTTGTCTTGCTGCGCTTTTTATTTTGCCGGAAAGGAGGAACGCATGGCTGAGTATCAGATAGTTGTTGACGGCTTTTTGAATGAGCCACTGACCGGACGTAGACCGATTGAAACGCCGGAGACGGAAATCAATCGGGCAAACGTGCTGAAAGTGGTCATGGGCAAGGCGGAGCCTATTCATCTGCTGAACAAGAACGAGATTCGCTTTCTGCACAACTACTACTTAGGTAGCCAGCCTGTCCTCCATCGCACGAAGGAGTACCACGCTGAAATCACCAATCGCATTGTAGAGAACCACGCCAACGAGTGCGTGGGATTCTACACGGGCTACATGAGCGGTACTCCCTGCTCTTATGTGCGGTCTGAAACGGCAACTGGTGACGGCGAGGAAATCGCTCGGCTGTCCAATGCTTTGCAGTATGAGGGCAAGGATGCGCTTGATCGGCGGCTTTGGCAGTGGATGTTGGAGTGCGGACAGGGATACCGCATTGTTCTTCCTGACAAGGGGTACAACGGAAACTACCCGGACGAAACGCCCCTGCTGGTGGATGTTCCAGACCCGGATATGGCGTATGTGATTTACAATTCCGGCATCGGTCACAAGCCCATCGCCAACGTTCTGCACATCCCACGCAATTATCAGAATGACCTAAACGACCTGATTTGCGTGTATACGCCGAACCAGTACTTTGAAATCGACAACGGCAAGGTTACGAAAACGGAGAGCCACTCCCTTGGAATGCTGCCGATGGTCGAATACAAGCTGAACCCGGAGCGGATGGGTCTGTTTGAACCAGCTATCCCCGTGCTGGATGCCATCAACGACCTCGAAAGCAACCGCTTGGACGGTGTGGCGCAGTTCATCCAGTCCATCATGGTGTTTACCAACTGCCTTGTGGACAAGGATGCTCTCGACCAAGTAAAAGAGCTTGGCGCAATGTGTCTGAAATCCACTTCTGGTCTGCCCGCTTCTGTCTCACAGATTGCAAACGAGCTTGACCAGCAGCAGAGCCAGACCTTGCTTGATTCCATGCTGAACGTGTACCGCAGTCTGACTGCCATGCCTAGTGCCACCGGCAGCGAGAATGCAACGTCCGACAACGTGGGCGCAGTCATCGTCCGCAACGGCTGGAATCACACCGAAGCAAGGGCACAGCAGTACGAGAATATGTTCAAGTACGCTGAACGTCAGAGCTTGTCTGTGATGCTGAAAATCCTGCGTGATACGGCTGGTTCTAAGCTGATGGCAAGTGACATCAACATCAAACTGCCACGTCGTCAGTACGATAACCAGCAGAGCAAGGTTCAGATTTTCGCGCAGATGTTGCAGCAGACCATTGACCCGCAGTTGGCGTTCACTACGCCCGGTCTGTTCCCTGACCCGCAAGCTGCTTACGAAATAAGCAAGCCCTTCCTGATTGCCGCTGGCAAGCTGGGCGAGGACGGGAAAGCGCCGAAGCCACAGGAACAGCCGACTGACCATATTGCTGACGCTAACAAAATAGTCAGCGAACAGGCTAATGCAAAGGAAGGAGAGCAAAAATGAGGAAGCTGTTTATTTCCTGCCCGATGAAGAATCGGTCGGAAGAAAATATTCGGATGACGTTTGATCGTCTTCACAAGATTGCCGAAGCAGTATTCGGCGAAAGCCTTGAGGTTATTCCAACCTATATCGAGGATAATCCGCCTAAGTGTAAAACCGAAGGGCTTTGGTATCTTGGCAAGAGCATTGAACTTCTCGCACAGGCCGATTATTTTATCGGCGTTTGCGGCGATAACGCCTTTCAGTATCACGGCTGCACTGTAGAAATTGATGCTGCAAAGTTGTATGGCGTTCCGGTCTATCTTGTTCCGACCGTTTTCGCCGCTCCTGATGTTGCGAAAACAGAACTGGTTTACAACGGCGCAGGGGAACTAATCAATTGAAAATCAATCCGCATTAGCGGGCTGATATATTCCGGCAGGGAAGCCGGGATACAAATTTCGCAGCGTTGCAGGGAAGCAACGGTAAAAAAACGCAGGAGGAAATTAACGATATGAAACTCAATGTGTTGCTTGGTGATGCCTACAAAGAGGGCATGACCGCCGATGAAATCATTTCTGCGCTTGAAAAGGTTGCAGACCCTAGTGCAGAGGTCGAGAAGCTACGCAACGCCGTGACGAAAGCCAATGGCGAAGCTGCCGAGTACAAGAAGCAGCTCAAGGCAAAGCGTACCGATGACGAGAATGCTGCGCAGGAACAAGCTGACAAGCTAGCGGAGATGCAGAAGCAGATTGAAGCCCTGACTGCCGACAAGGAGAACCTCGTCAAGGAAAAGACCCTTGCATCTTACCGTGAGAAGTTCGTTGCGCAGGGTTATGACGCTGAACTGGCTGGAAAGGCTGCATCCGCACTGGCTGACGGCGACATGGACAAGGTGTTTAAGTTCCAGTCGGAGTTTATGACCGCCCACGACACCGCATACAAGGCTTCTCTGCTGAAGGATATGCCCACACCTCCGGGTGCGGATGGCAAGGGCGGCTCTGACAGCGAAGGTGTGGCGTTTGCTAAGAGCCTTGCACAGCAGAACGCAAACACTTCTAAGGCATCGAGTGACGCAATGAGTGCTTTCCATTAACAAGGAGGAAAACATGAAGTTTATCCGAAACACGGTCAACGGAATCAACGATACCATCCTTGCTTCCAATGACTACACCGCCATCCCCTTTACCGTAACCGAAACTGCTGCGGTTAAGGCTGGCTATCCCATGACGCTGGCTGGCAAAAAAGCTGTTGCTGCTGGCGATACCGGTTCTAAGACCATCAACGCTGACGGCATTCTGCTGTATGACGTTGACCCGGCAGAGAACCCCAACGCTGCCCTGCTGATTCGTGGTGTTATCGACACCAAGAAGGCAGCAGCAAGTTCCAGCTTCACTTTTGACGCTGACGCAATCAAGGCACTCAAGACCGCCGTCCCCGGCATCTTCTGCCGTGACAACATCAGCGTGAACGCTTAATAGGAGGTAAAACAACATGGCACTGAATCTCAAGGAAGTCTTTGCCCCGGCTGCGATTGCCGCCTATTGGACGAATGACCCCACCAATGCGATGCCCTTTGCATCTGATGCACTGTTTCCCGCCAAGAAGAAGGCCGGTCTCGACCTGAAGTGGCTGCGCGGTCACAAGGGCGTTGGTGTGTCCCTGATGCCCAGCGCATTTGACGCAAAGGCTACGTTCCGCACCCGTGAGGGCTTCAAGTTCGATGAGACCGAGATGCCGTTCTTCCGTGAGGGCTACCATCTGGGCGAGAAAGACCGTCAGGAAATCCTGCGTGTTCTGGACAGCAACGACCCCTATGCTCGTGACGTGATGAACCGTCTGTACGATGACACCGCACAGCTTATCACTGGCGCTCGTATCGTTCCTGAGCGTATGATCTGGCAGCTGCTGGCTCCCATCAATGGTGTTCCTGGCATCACCATCAAGGCAAACGGCGTGAACTACACCTACAACTACGACCCGGACGGCACTTGGAAGTCCACCAACTACAAGGAAGTCTCCGCCGCAAAGTCTAAGTGGAACGTCACCACCGCCACCCCCATTGCTGACCTGAGCGCCGCAAAGGACGCTGTTCTGGCAAGCGTTGGCGAGGTCGTGACTGAGGTGTACATGAACACCGCTACCTTCCGCAACATGATTGCTGCGGACGAGGTGAAGAATCGGTTCATGACCGTCACCGCAAAGGCGAACGCCGTTCTGCTGGACGCTGAAGCACGGCAGATTATCGAATCTGCAACCGGTCTGACCATCCATCTGTACGACAAGATGTTCAAGGCAGACCAGTACAGCGCAAGTGAGAAGTATCTGCCTGACGGCATGGTGGTGGTTGCTCCGTCTGGCGCTCTGGGCAGCACTTGGTACGGCACTACTCCTGAGGAAGCCGACCTGCTGTCTGGTCAGTCTGGCGCATCCGTGTCCATCGTGAACACCGGCGTTGCCATTACCACTGAACTGACCGTTCACCCGGTCAACGCCAACGTCTATGCTTCTGAAATCGTTCTGCCGTCCTTTGAGCGCATGGACGCTGTGTACTGCATCAAGGCTTACTAAGGCGAAAGGAGGAAAGCAGCATGGGAGACCAGTATTCCGAAGCGGCAGTCAAGCTGGGGCAGTACATCGCCCCTGCACTTGACCGTGAAATCACGGACGAGGATTACCCACTCTTCGACCTGCTGCTTGATTTCGCCAAAGACAAGATATTTGCGCAGGGCTACCCATTCGGCAACAGACCGGACGAGCTGCCCTTGCAGTATCAGTCGTTGCAGATACGCATTGCAGCGGAATTGTACAACCACATCGGCGCAAACGGACAGACGAGCTACACCAACAACGGCATTACTCGTGTGTGGGAAAGCTCCGATGTGGCACAATCCCTGCTAAATGAAGTGGTTCCGAGAGTAGGTGTTATCGGCTGATGTTCAATGGAAGCCCGCTGGATAAACGCCCGCTGTGGTACTCAAACCCGGTTGGCGAGAAAACGCCTGTTGTGGACGAGTGGGGAAACGAGACTGGCGAATCCGCATACGAATCGTGGAGCGACCCCGCAAAACTGATGTTGAACGTCAGCCCGCCTACTGGTTCTGCGGAAGCAAACCCTTTTGGAGCATTCACGGATTACAGCTACGTTGTCAGCTCGTCCAGCAAAAAGCGCAACACACCGCTTTATGAAGGCACACACGTCTGGTTTCAGACGGACGTTTCAAAGCCCTTCAATTACACTGTGGTCAAGGTCGCAGAGCATATCACAGATACGCTGTATGCGTTGAAAGAGGTGGCTGCAAGTGAAAATTAAAGTGAGGTTGAGCGATGCCGGGCTTCGTGATGCGGAACGTCAGATACAGGAGTACAAGGCTACCCTGAGCAAAAAGGCGCAGGAGTTTGCAAAGGCTTTGGCTGACAAAGGGCTTGATGTGGCGAAAGTTCGCTTTGCCAATGCAGAATATGCCGGCAACAACGATGTCTCTTGCCGTGTTGAGCAGAACGGAAACACCTGCACCATCATTGCAGAGGGCAAAGCAGTTGCCTTTATCGAGTTTGGCACTGGCGCGCATCACAACGGATATGGCGGCGAACTACCGCCCGGCGTTGGGGCGCATGGCTCCTACGGCAAAGGGCAAGGTGCAAACCGCAGATGGTATTACTACGGAGAATCCGGCAATGCTGGCACTCCTGTTAAGGAAGTGGACGGCAAAGGTCAGTTGAATTACACCGACGGCAACGAGCCAGCTATGGCTATGTGGGGGGCTGTTGAGGAAATGGCTTCTCAGGTCGAAGCAACGTGGAGGGAGGTTTGGAATAGTTGATTGATTATTTCAATTCTATCTTCACGGCCGTTGCTAAGGAGCTGCGAAAGCAAGTTCCCGGCATCTATGTTACTGGTGAAATCAATGACAGCAATGTCAAGAAGTTTCCGTGTGTGCAGATAGAGGAAAACAACAATCTTCCTGTGCACATTGATTCTGCTGGCCACAGCAAGTACGCCGCCGTTTCCCTGCGTGTGCGGGTCTACTCTAACAAGAACACCGGACGCATTGCAGAAGCACGTTCCATTGTTGGCATCGTGGATTCTGTTCTTGAACCGCTTAAATTTTATCGCAAGTCGTTTGCCCCGTTGAATGGGCTGTACAACAATTCCGTCTATCGGATTGATTGCAGCTACGGGGCAACAATCGGAGAGGACGGAATGATTTACCGAAACTAAGGAGGTAAACATTCTATGAGCACTGCTATCTCCGGTCTGAATACCACCCTTTACTGTGGCGACAGCGCAACCGCTCTGACGAAGCTGTGCGACATCAAGGATGTGCCCGACCTGATCTCCGAGCCGAACCTTCTGGATGCAACTACCCTGTCTGACCCTATGCAGGTTAACATCTTCGGCATTATCCAGAGTGACACCAAGTCCTTTACTGCCAACTACAACAAGACTGACTACAAGAAGGTCAAGGAAGCTGGTTACGATGAGACTTCCGAGAGCAACGCCGTGAAGTACTACGCCCTGAAGATGCAGGACGGCTCCGGCTTCACTTGGCAGGGTATGCATCAGGTTGGCTTGTCCGGCTTTGGCGTGGACGAGGTTGTGGAAATGACCATCAACTGCATCTTCACCAAGAAGCCTGAGTTCAGCGAGACCCTGACTGTCACTGGCGGCTAAACCGCAAAAATCGAATCAACCAAATTGGGCAGAACTGAACAACGGATTTGGTTCTGCCCCTATTTATAAAGGAGAGCATTTATTATGGCTGCTAAGGTTATCAACTTTCATTCCCCCGATGGCAAGAACACTTATGAGCTGACCTTCACCCGTGACAGCGTGGAAGCTGCTGAGCGTGCAGGTTTTCAGATTGGTCAGTACACTCAGATGACCAATCTGCTGTCTAACTCTCGTGCCTTGTTCTACGGCGCTTTCATTGCTCGGAACAAAGGCATCAGGCGCAAGGTCACTGACGAGATGTTCCAGCACATCGAGGAGAAGGAAGAGCTGATGAGCGCTTTACTTGAGATGTTCATGGACGCTTCCAAGTCCCTGCTGGCAACTGACACTGAGGACAAGACCGCAAAAAACGCAACGTGGGAGATTGTGTAACCGCACAATCTCAGGAATCAGACGGAGAGGGGGAGCCATTTTCCTTCTCCAAGCTGTTCCATGATGTAGAAGCCTATTACATCTCCATCGGCATGACCTATGACCAGTTTTGGCACGGTGATGTCTGGCTGGCAAAGGTCTACCGTGACGCAGAGGAGCTACGGGAACGCAGAGCCAATGTTGAGGCGTGGAGAAATGGCTTTTACATGGCATCTGCGCTTTCCTCTACGGTTGGCAATATGTTCCGAAAGAAAGGGTCTAGCCCCATCAAGTACATGGATAGACCGATTCCCCTTACCCAAAAGGAGAAAGACGAGTATGAATACCAACGCGCAGTTGAGGCGCAGGAGCGAATCAAGAGAATGATGTTCTCTATGATGGAAAGTGATGGTGGTAGCGATGGCTGATGTTGATATTACGAGCTTATCCGTAGAGATTTCTGCGGAATCGCAGGGCGCAGAGCTTAATATCGACAAGCTCGCTACCGCCATTTCTAATTTGCGGACGAAAGGCAACGTCACAAAGGTTGTGAACAGCCTTGACAAGCTGGCTGGTTCCATTGCAACGCTGAAACAGGCATCCGCTGGAATGTCTGGGCTGGACAAAATCAACAGCTTTCTGAATGGGCTTTCCAACGTCAATACGACCGCAAGCGCAAAGAGCATTAGCACGGTCGTGAACGCAATTAAGAAGATTCCTGCGGCTGTGTCTGACTTGAACAGCGTGGACTTTTACTCCATGTCTGGAAGCATTACTCAGCTCACTAACGCTTTGGCTCCGCTGTCCATTCTGGACGCATCGAACCTTAAAGCTCTTGGCAGTACTTTCAATGCGATCGGAAAGGTTCCCGACCTGACCGACAAGCTAAAAGCGACAGACCTTGATTCTTTTGCAAGCTCCTGTCAGAAGATTTCTACTGCCCTTACTCCCCTTGCATCTCAGCTTGACAAGGTGGGCAACGCTTTTGCGAAGCTCCCTCCGCAGTTAAGCAAGGTGGTTACACAGGCTAACCGTGTGACTGCTGCCAACGAGAAGCAGCGCAAGAGCTATCTCAGCCTGTCCAATCAGATGAACGGCTTTATGCGGAACATGGCAAAGCTGGTTTCGTTGAAAGCTATCGCTGATTATCTTGGCAACGCTGTTGCGAAGTTCAATGACTTCTATGAAGCAACAGACTTGTTTCATAATGCTATGGGCAATTTGAGCGGTGAAGCCGATACGCTCATTAGCAAGATGCAGGGTTTGCTTGGCGTTGACCCGACAAAAGCAATGACCTACATGGCTACCATCCAGAGCTTGGGCACTTCGTTTGGTCTGACCAGCGACAAAGCATACATTCTGTCTAAGAACCTGACCCAGCTTGCCTATGACGAAGGTTCCTATTGGAACAAGGACGTTGCAGAAACCTTTACCGCAATGTCTTCCGCAATCTCTGGCGAGATTGAGCCTATTCGCCGTTTGGGTGTTGACCTGTCTCAGGCACGGTTGCAGCAGGAACTTTTGGCCTTGGGCTTTAACAAGCAAGTTTCTAGTCTGTCTCAGGCAGATAAGGCGGTTCTGCGCTACATTGCCATTATGAAGCAGACTGCTAATGTGCAGGGCAACCTTGCACAGACCATCCAGAGCCCTGCAAACCAGATTAAGATTCTGAAAGCTCAGCTGGATATGCTGGCGAAATCTGTTGGCTCTCTGCTCTACCCTGCCATGAAGTCCATTCTTCCCCCGCTGATTGCCGCCGTACAACTTATCCGAGAATTTGTCCAGTGGGTGGCAAAGCTGATGGGTGTAAAGGTCGTGTTCACTGATTTCACCAAGAGCGCTGGCAGCGTTGGTAGCATCGGTGACGCAATGGATGACACGGCAGACTCCACCAAGAAAGCCGCCAAAGCTCTCAAGGACTATACGATGGGCTTTGATGAGCTGAACATCATTGACCCCACACAGGGAAGCTCCGGCTCTGGTAGCGGTGCATCTGCTGGCAACATCTTGGGAGATGTAGACCTGTCCGGCTACGATATGTTCAAGCAGTACAACGAAGAGTTTGCAAAGCAGATTGATGCTATCAAGCAGAAAATCAAAGATATGCTCCCTATCATCGGCGCTGTCACTGCTGCGCTTGCATTGTGGAAAATTGTTGATTTTTTGACAGATGTTGCGACTGCAATCTCCAAAATGACTGACTTGCAAAAGTTGGCTCTTTCAATTGCGACTGTTGTTATTGAAGCTTCGTTGGTATTTAGCTTTGCCAAAGGTTACGCTTCTACTGGAAACCCTCTTGAGCTTTTAGGTGAAGTAGTATCTGCCGCATTTGGCTCGTTTGTGCTTTGGCGCACAATTGGCGCGGATGGCATCACGCTTGGCATGGGTATCGCTTTTGTGGCAAGCCTTGCAGGTCTTACTTATGCGCTTGGTACCGGCGAAGCCAATCTTGGCGATGCAAGCACATGGATTCAGGCTGCTTTAACAACGGCATTCGGCTCTATTGCTGGTATCACACTACTTACCAATCTTGGGGTAGCTACTGGTACAGCCGCAACGCTTTCAATCGGTCTTGCAGGTCTTATTACCTTTGCGGGAATTACATTTTCTCTTGGAGAAAAGCTGAAAGAATTTCCGGTTCTTGATACCATTATTGCTGCTTTGATGGGAATTTTTGGCGGCGTTGCTGGTGCTGGCGTTGCATTGCTTGTCGGTGCAAGCCTTCCTGTTGCTGGAGCCGTTGCCGCTGCTGGTGTTGGTATTGGCCTTGTTCTTCACTGGGCTGGTATCAAATGGGGCACTAAAGAGAGTGGCGAAAAAACAGATGCTGCCGCAGAAGCCGACATTAAAATGTATTATGTCGAAAATGTTTTTGAGCAGCGCATTGAAGCCATCAAGCAAATTATCGTTACCAAGTGGAATGCGGCCATTGATTTTATGACTTCTCTTCCCGGAAAGGTTGGGAACATCATAAACAGCATTGGCGAGTGGTTCAGCTCTCTTCCTGAAAAAATCGGCTATGCCCTTGGCTTTGCCGTTGGCAAAATCGGGGAGTGGGTCGGAAACATGGTCGTTGCTGTAACAACCGAAGTTCCAAAAATCGTTTCGTCTGTTGTTAAGTTTTTTGAAGAATTGCCTGGAAATATTTGGACTGCAATTCTCAAAGCTCTTGACGTTATTTCTAAATGGCGGGAGCGTATGATAGCTTCCGTTGTTATTGAAATTCCAAAAATCATTTCGTCCATTGTCGGTGAATTCAAAAAGCTTCCTGACGAATTAAGAAAACTTGGCAAATTCATTTGGGACGGCCTAATCAACGGTCTAAAAGATGCATGGAGTACCGTTACAAATGGTATTAAGAGTTTCACTGATGGTTTTATCAATGGCTTCAAGGAAGCTCTCGGCATTCACTCCCCTTCTACTGTGTTTGCGGAAATTGGTGGTTACATTGTTCAAGGTCTTGCAAACGGTATCACTGCAGCACTTCCTTACGTTGAACAAGCTATGACCAATCTAGCAAACGTTGTTCAGCAGAAGGGCAACGAGATGATTGACTATGGCACGACCACCGCAACGAATTTTGTTAATGGCTTCTTCAACGGTCTGGACAGTAAGTGGCAGGAGCTTGACTCCGGCTTGCAGAATGACTTCTTCGGCACGGTACAAAATCTTTGGAATGCTGTGCAAAACGGCGACCTAAAAACAATTGGTACGACTACTGCTGCTATTATCTGGCAGGCGATGGGAGAGGAAAACCGAAATCAGGTAAAAGCATATGCTCAAAGCTTTATTTCCAACATTGCTGGAATTTTGAAGGATGCATCCAAAACCTTGTTTAACGAAGCTTTAAAAGTTGGCAAGGTCATTTGGAGCGGCATCACAAGCAATTTTGGAAAAATCGTAAAGAGCGTTTCCAATCTTGGAACTACGATTTCTTCATCAATTAGCGCATTGAAGGTGCCTTTAGCCACTACTGGCACTGCGATCAGTCAAGGCCTTTTCGGTGGTCTTGTAAGCTCTTTCCCTGAAATTTTTGCTGCAATGGGCGGCTTGATTGGAAGTGTTGGCTCTGCGTTTGTTGGCCTTCTTACTTCCATTGCTGGCGCGCTTTCATCTACAGTTTTCGGCATTCCTGTAGCACTTATTGTGGGTGCGGCCGCAATTGCCTTAGGCGCTGCGATTGCGGGTATTGTGAGCAATCTCGGTGGGAAATATTCAACTGACAATTCTTCTTACGTCGGAACCCCTGAATACGATGCTTCTACAGGTTCCACCACTTCTGCAAATGGATACTACAGCAATACATCATCCGGGTCAACAAGCTCTTCCGATCTGCAAGGCGCGGTTTATAACGGCTGCTATAATGCGTTTCTTGATATTTTCCAGCGCTATGGTGACGAAATTACCGGTGGTAAGGAAGTCAGGCTGTTCATTGACGGAAAGCAGATTACTGCTTCGGTCGAAAAGCAGCAGGCTGACCGTGGCGTGCAAATTATGGGGACGGAAGTGTATAGCTATTAAGGAAGGAACGGTGAATTATGCAAGCTCTTGTATCAGTGAACGGCGTAGATTTGCCAGAGCCTTCCTCTTATAGCGCAACAACTTCAACCATCGTTGATTCTGGCCGAAACGTGCAGGGCAAGGTTGTTGGCTCTGTGGTTCGACACGATGTTGCAAAAGTGGCTCTCAAGTGGAATTACCTTACTGCAAAACAATGGGCTTCCGTTATCGGCCCATTCACTACAAACTTTTATTGCACGGTACGATTTTACAATCAAGCAACAGCTTCTTATTCCACACGCCAGATGTATGTTTCCGACCGAACGGCCGGAATGTGGCGAAGGGGCCCAAACACCGGAAATGTGATGGGCTGGACGGATTGTTCTTTGAGCCTGGTTGAGGTCTAAAGGTGGTGATTTTATATGTCTGTAAAGCCGTCCGATAAGTGGCTTTCACAATATAATAATACGCTTGTACCCGAAACTTTTATTCAGATTACTTATCATGCAGCTGATGATGCGGCGCAAACGGACGCTATTGCAAGTTCAGGTTCGCAAACCGTGTTTAGTAATGCGGCATCCATCACTGACCTGGACATTTCCACTTCTGGAAATTACGCGACTGCTGAAACTAATTTTTGGGTTTTAGATGGAAGCTTTGATATCGTCCCGAATTCTGAACCGTATCAAGAATGCGGCTATGTAAGCGGTGAATGCGTATCAAGCTCCAATCATCCAACCATCACATTTTCTTTTAGTAAAATCCACGAAGAAAAAATACCGGGTCTGACAATCATTTGGTCTGAAATTTTAAATGAATGGGCAAAATCATTTAAAGTTTCCGCTTACAAAGGAACCGCTCTTCTTTTGGAAAAGCAAATTGACAACAACGATTCCGCCGAAACTTCAATTGAATTTGAGATTTCCAATTATGATTTGGTTATTATTGAAATTCTTGAATGGTGTATTCCAAACCGAAGAGCTCGTATCTCGCAAGTGGAATTTGGACAACGTGTGAAATTTAGCAAAACAGATCTTCTGTCGTATTCCCATAAATCAAAGCGAGACCCAATTTCCGGTCAACTTTCCAAGGATTCAATTTCTTTTTCCATTGATAACAGCGATCAAAAATGGAATCCTATCAACCCTGACGGCCTCTACAAGTATCTGTATGAACGCCAAGCTGTTTTTGTAAAGTATGGCATGGACTTGGACGGACAGACTGAATGGATTAACGGAGGTAAGTTTTACCTTTCTAGTTGGAGTATTCCTTCTAATGGCATTACTGCTTCCTTTGAAGCTCGCGATGCTTTGGCGTTTTTAATCGATTCACTATACACCGGAAGGAAAAGCGGAACTTTATACGAAATGTGTTATGACGCTTTGGAACTTCTTGATGTTTCCGGTATCAGCTATTACATCAACGAATCTTTAAAGGATTATACAACTGATTTTAGCAACGGAAATTCTTCGTATAAAAACGCTGATGTGCTACAGCTTTCTGCTAACGCAGCTGGTATGGCTTTGTATCAGACAAGAAACGGTGAGATTCGGATTGACCGGGTTCCGTACCTTCCTGAAAACAAGTCCGACATTTATGAAATCACTGAAATCAATGATTATCAGTATCCGGAAATCACTTTTTCTAATAAGCTAAAAAACATCTCTTACTCTCTAAATGGAGCTTCGTCATTGTATCCGAATGGCGCTACTGGCGATGGAGTTACGCAAAGTGTAAACAACGCGCTTATCTCTTCTTCCATCGTCTCCCAGCCAAAAAATGTTCTAACTGAAAGCTATAAAGTGCTTTCTAACCGTCGAAAAGCCACCCTGTCTTATCGTGCCAGCCCACACAACGATGCTCTTGATTTTGTCAAGCTCAATCATCAGTTTGGATATTCTTCTAACTTGTTGATTACGGATGTTTCTTACACGTTTAATGGTAGCTTCAAGGGTTCCGTTACCGGGTATATGATTGAAGATGTTGATTCGTTACAAATCAATGCTTCTGAGATTTACTTGCACCCTTCCGACACGATTACGCTCACTGCAACGCTTACCCCTGCATCTGCCGATTCCCCTGTTATTGTTTGGAATGCGTCTCCCGTTGGTATCGTTGAGCTGAATGTCATCAAGAATGAACGCGGCGTATCTGTCTGCAACGTCACGTATTTACACAGCGGAAAGGCAACGATCACAGCTACAGTCGCAAGTCTTTCTGCTTCTTGCAACGCTACTGCGATTGCGGATGAGATTTCCAACCTCAAAGAAGGCGATACTGTATACATCTCCGTCGCTGGCGTTTATACCGCTTTTCTTGTCTCAAAACATAATTACGAACCGGAATTAAATGGCAAAGGGAGAACTCTTCTTGCTCTTAAAGATGCGAAAACAGAAAATATTGCGTGGGATAGTAAAATGACAACTCCTGCAGAGTATTCGACCAGCAGTATTGATGCCTTATTGAACGGAAACATAAAAAATTCTTTTTCTGATTTTATGCAGAAAAAAATTGGAAAAACTACTTTTTATTATACCC